TAAACAACTCTTCTCCCACCACGGATATCGATGTTGTAGGTACAACAAGATCAACAACACTCACAGTAGACAATCAACTAGATGTAGGAAATTTAAGCATTACTGGTAACACTATTTCCAGTACGCTTGATACCATTTCATTTGCACCTTCAGGTTCAGATCCAGTAATTTATAATTCTAAGTTACAAGTAGATGATTTGCAACTTACAGGTAACACAATTTCAACAACAGTTTCTAACACTAATTTAGAACTTCGTCCTAATGGCGCAGGTACATTAGAAGTTATAGGTAACACAAATATTACTGGTGACTTGTATGTTACTGGTAACATTAATACAGGCGGTGATATCACTATTGGTGGTAACATTGTTATTGGTGACGCAGATACAGACACTATCGAATTTAATGCTGCGATTGCAAGTGATCTTATTCCAGAAACTGACAACACATATACGTTAGGTAACGCTACAACAAGATGGAAAGAAATCCATGTTGCTGATTTATATACAACAACATTGAATCTTCCAACACTTGACATTGGCGACTTAACATTTAGAGATAGCACAATTACAGCAGCGTCTGGTACTGACTTTACTATTGAAGGTAATGGAACTGGTGGTGCTAGATTAGGTAACTTTAGATTTTCAGGAAATACAATTACTAACGTACAACCAGGTGGCATTACACAGATTGTACAAAGCGGAACAGGTTATTTTAAAATTGATACTAACAACGGTTTTGTTCCACCAAGAGGTAATGACGCACAACGTCCAACTTCATATGCAGTTGCAGGCATGACAAGATATAACACAGATGCAAAAGCAATTGAAATTTGGACAGGTACTGCATGGGCAAGTCCAGCAGGTGCATCAGGAGCGGTATCAGAAATTCAAGCAAACACAATTGCATCATCGTATGCATTAATGTTAGGATAGAGGAAGATAGTATGCCAACAGTATTTAAACAGAGCGTAGTAACAGACATTGGAACAACACCTACTGACGTATTACAGATTCAAGAAGGTGTTAAAGCAACCGTAGTAGGTTGTAACCTTGCAAACAATTCGGATTACGATACAGTTGTTGTTGACGTACAAGTAGTTGACGAAAATTCAACAGTTGGTAACTATGCTAGATCAGTACCGATACCTCCGGGTTCGAGTGCTAAAGTAATTACGCAAGGTGAAAGATTAATTTTGCCAGCAACGGCTGGTTTAAGAATAACAAGTGATACGGAATCAAGTGTTGATGCAACAGTTAGTTTCGTAGAGATATCATAGGGAGGAATAGAGTATGCCAAATCCATATTATTTCGGACAAAGCCCAGATGAATCACTAGGTGATAGCCCTAGATATTTTTATGCAATAAGAAGAAATGAGGATGGTGAATTATATCTTCTAAGAAGTGATCAATTGAAAGATAAAGATTCAATTGATATTAACTTACCTGGTCCACCAGATGAGACTTTTGAGGACTTGGAGCCAGGTGTTGACTTTTTTGACGGTATTAATGTTAACCATATTAAAGACAAAGAGAATATGTATTGGACTCAATATAAATGGGACCAAAGAAGCATATTATATTACGTAGACGATGAAGGTATGTTAGTTCAGCGAATTAACCAGAACTATGCTTATCCGTCAGGAACATCAAGTTAGGGGTAGATAAATGGCAGAGTTTAAGATAAGTCGAATTAGATATACTTGGAAAGGACCATGGACAACTTCAACTGCATACATCATTGATGATGTTGTACAGTATGGAGGTAGTGTATATATTGCACTTAGAGGACACACATCTGCAGACTTTAAAGCAGATATAGATTACGTTCCACCAGGTGATACAATCGGACAACCAGCATGGTTGAAAATGTCTGATGGTAGAGAATTTAAAGGTGCATGGACACCATCAACGACTTATTATAACGGAGACATTGTAGATAACGGTGGTACTCTTTTCATCAACACAACAGGACACACATCAACAGCAGACTTTAATGCTGACATTGCTAATTGGGCAGTGTTTGTACCTGGTGCAGACTGGGGGAGCGACTGGACTGTAGCAACTACATATGGTGTAGGAGATGTTGTTAACTACGGCGGTATTGTTTATAAATGTGTTACTGCGCATACTTCAGCAGCAACAGCAGCATTAGGTTTAGAAGACGACCAATTTAAGTGGGCAACTTACTACTATGGTAAAACTTACAAAGGTGAATTTGCTAGTGATACTAGATATAAAGCACAAGACCTTGTTAAGTATGGTGGATCACTTTTAAGAGTTTTAACAGGACACACATCAACAACTAATTTAGCAGCATCAAACTTTATTTTAGAAGCACCAGGTGCTAAAATTAGAGGAACATGGACAGGTGCTGAATATTATGGCATTGGTGATGTTGTACAACACGGTGGTTATGTTTATCAATCACTTACAAATAACTATGCACGTACTCCTGGAGATTCAATCTATCAACCAACAGAAGTTGATTGGGCAGTAATTTCAAAAGGTGTAAATCTTGCAGGTACATGGGCTACTGGAACACAATATAAAACAGGTGATGTTGTTGAAAGAGGTGGATCAATTTATGTTGCTACACTAGATTCAACAGATGACGGAAGTTCATTAGACTATCTTGATGCAGGTAACTGGGATCTTATTATTCAAGGTCAAGCATGGAAAAATGCTTGGACTATTTCAACAGTTTACGCAGTAGGAGATGTAGTTACTTACAGAGGTAGCGCATATAAAGCAAACGTAGAACATACAGCAGGTTCTGAAAACTTCCCAGGAGATAACGGTAGTGGATTTGAATATTGGGATCTTTTATTAGCTGGTGCAGAAAATGTTGGACTTGTTAATCCAGGTGATTTATTAACATTTGGTTTAAGCAGAACTATTGCTGGTGACGGATCTACATTAGGTGCTACAAATGTTCCAATTGATACAGCAGAAAAACTTTTACAAGTTGGACCAGATGATACAATTGAATACGACAACTGGGGAAGAAGTGCAAGATTTTTCCATGTTGATCCGATAATTGGTGTTGACGATAGATCAAATCCTAACGCAGGTATTGATCCTTTCAAACCAGTTAAAACAATTAGATTTGCAGCAGAACTTGCTGACGATGGCTGGACAGGAACAAACACAATTCAATTAACAACTGGAGTATACGAAGAAATACTTCCAATTAGTTTACCTGCTAGAACAGTTGTACTTGGTGACGAAATTAGATCTTCTAAAATTAAACCAAGACAAGCAATTGCTTCTATGGCAAGTGATGCTGTATATAGAAATGCTGTAGCAGTTCATTTACAAGGTGTTATTAGAAATATTTTAACAGGTACAAACTTTACAAAGCAATCAGGAAATGATGCTGAAGTTACAGTAATTACAGATGCTATTCCAACAGGAACATTTAATCCAGGACCACCAACAGGAGACGGATTAGAAATTATTGACTATGTTCAAGTTACATCTGACTCAGTTGCAGCGAACTTAGTTGACAACGGATTATCTGCTTACATACAGTACATTAACTTCCACGTACAAAGCACAGGAACTGATCCTGTTGTTACTGGTACTAATGAAATTACAGATCAAACAAACAGATTAAATGCTGCAAGAATGATCGAAACAAACAAAGACTTCTTAATGAAAGAAGCAACAGCATATCTTGACAACACATTTAGTGATTACGTATATGACAGTGCAATTTATAACGATGACATGCACAGAATTTGTAATGCACTTGCATATGATTTAAGATATGAAGGAAACTATAGAATTTTAAGAGAAGGTAAGTTTTACAAAAGCATGGTACAAGGTAGTCAACTATCAGACATGTTCTATGTAAGAGATGCTTGTGGTGTTAGACAGTGTACACTAGATGGTTTAACAGGTACACTTAATCCGCCAAACGTTTTTGAACAATATCAAAGACCAACTGGACCTAATTATATTTCACTTGATCCAGGTTGGGGTACAGCAGATAGCAAAGTTTGGATTACAACACGTTCTCCATATATTCAAGGTGTATCTACATTTGGTAACAATTGTACAGGACAAAAAATTGATGGCGCATTACACGCAGGTGGTAACAAATCAATTGTGTCCAACGACTTTACACAGGTAATTAGTGATGGTATAGGCGCTCACGTTCTTAACAATGGTAGAGCAGAACTTGTATCAGTGTTTACGTACTATGCACAGGTAGGATATCTAGCAGAAAACGGTGGAGTAATACGTGCTACAAACGGTAACTGTTCATATGGTTACATTGGTGCATTAGCAGATGGTACTGATCCTTCAGAAACACCAATTACTGCTACACTTAATAACAGATTAGAAGAAGCACAGATTGTATCAGCATTTGCTGGAGAAGTAAATGACGAAATTCTTGCACTAGAGTTTAGAACTTGCGGTCAAAACTATACAAATGCAGAATATACATTTGTTGGTTCAGGTACAAACGCAGCAGTTATACAAGAAGATTATAGAGATGACTCTATGTTTGAAGCAAGAATTGTTACAGGTGAAGCATCTTCCGCAGCAGGTGGAGGTGGATTTACGCTTATTGGTAACAATGCTCAGACTGGTGACGATTTAACAGTTACAATTGCTACTAACGATGATAACGAAGAAGCAAACTTATTAGGTTTAAGAATTATTTTAACATCAGGTCCAGGTACAGGACAGTACGGTTATGTACATGCATACAACAGTACTTCAAAAGTTGTAACAGTTTACAAAGAATCTGATAGCACACCAGGTTGGGATCATGTAGTTCCAGGTACACCAATCTTAACACAGTTGTTAACAGGTACAACTTATAGATTTGAGCCTAGAGTTATATTTGATCAACCACCATTTAGTCATGCAGTATCTACTCTTGACGCAGGTACAACATGGGGTGGAGTTACTTACGGTGAAACATCAGGAGTGTTTACATCTATTTCAGCAACAGGTACAGGAACAGGTACTACAATTGGTGTTCCAGCAGCAAATCCAACATTTGATATTACTAAACTTGGTAAAGACTATACAATTACACTAAGGAATGGTGGTGCTGGTTATGCAGTAGGTGATACTCTTACAATTTTAGGTACTAGTTTAGGTGCTGGCGACGATAACAACATTACTATTACAGTACACAGTGTAACTGACGATAGTACAAACAGTATTGTTACATTTGAACACTCAGGATTTGCAGAAAGCGGTAGATTTGTTGCTGTTGCAAGTACAGGTACTACTGTTAACTATTCATTAAATGGTACATCATGGTCAACTACAAACTTACCATCCTCAGGTGTATGGAATTCAATAGCAGCAGGTAACGGAAGATTTGTTGCAATTAAAGATTCATCAGATGTAGGTGCTTACAGTTTAAATGGTAACACATGGACACCATTTACATTACCAGCATCAACTAACTGGGCAGATGTTGCATTTGGTAATCCAGTATATGACGAAGTACAAGCAAACTTATTTGTTGCAGTTTCAACATCAGGAAACAATGCTGCATTATCCACTAACGGTGGAGCAACTTGGTCAGCAATTAACTTTCCAGCAGCAGGTGACTCAACAATAAACCAGTGGACAAGTGTTACTTACGGTAAAGGACAGTTTGTTGCAATTGCACAAAGTAATAACTTAGCAGCAGTAGGTACATGGAACGGTTCAACTATTAGTTGGACTACTTACATTATGGATGTTATTGCAGACAGTTCGCAAAGAGACTGGAAACGTGTTGCTTATGGTAACAACAGATATGTTGCAATAGCAGACACAGGCGAAATTGGTTATTCATTCGATGGACAAACTTGGTATCCTGCAACAACACCATTGTTAGACGGCTCAACATTATTACAATGGAATGATTTAAAGTATGGTCAAGGTGTGTTTATGGCACTTTACGATACAGCAGGTAGAGCAATTGCAGGCGATGCAACAACAGGACCTGTACAATACATTTACACATCAGAAGATGGAATACATTGGCAAGAAAGAGACCTAGAAGGAACAGGTAACTGGAACAGATGTGCGTTTGGTAATCCAGATGCAGATCCTACAGACGGTGTTGATAACAGAAAAGGTAGATGGGTAATACTTGATAGAGATGTTAAATTTGCTCACAAGGTTGTTTACACAGGTAAACAAATTAAAGGTAGAGCAGATGTAGCTGCTGGTTCAATCGGAGTTGTAAAACTTTGGGATCCAGGTTCAGGTTATGATCCTGTTAATACTCCTGTTGGTTACACAGTTATTGATCCTAACAACACAGGTGAACTTGAACTTGATATGACAAGATTTGCAGACGGCGTATTAGCACAACCAAGTTGGACTAATAGAGGTAATGCATATAAAACAAGTACAACTACTGTAACAGTTACAGGTGATGGTTTTGCAGATATTATTCCAGTAGGTAAGTTTGTAACAGTTTCCGGAATGCCAGTTGTTATTGGCCCAGGTGCACAGTTAAGACTTAATGGTAACCCAGAACTTTACACTGTTGTTGTTATTGAACAAGAAAGTGTTGATACTGGTGGAACATTTACACTAAGATTTAGAGTAAGTCCTGAACTTAAAATTGAGGACGATCCTACAACAAATCACGGTAATGGTGTAACAATTAATACAAGATATTCACAATGTAGAATTTCAAACCACGACTTCCTGGATATTGGTACAGGTAACTTTACACAAACCAATTATCCAGCATTGTACGCACAGAATTATATTTCTTATCCAGAAAATGAAGTGCAAGAAATAAACGGTGGTAGGGTGTTCTACTCAAGTACAGACCAATCAGGTAACTTTAGGGTTGGTGAATTGTTTGCTGTTGAACAGGCTACTGGTATTGTTACTATTAGTGCTGACTTCTTCGACTTAGCAGGTCTTACAGAACTTGCACTAGGTGGTATTAGAGTTGGTGGTACTGGTACAATTATTAGAGAGTTCTCAACAGATCCTCTGTTTATTGCGGATTCAAATAATATTATCCCTACACAGAGAGCAATCAAAGCGTACTTAACAAACAGACTTAACGTTGGTGGAGCGGACTTGCTAACAGCGAGCTTTATTGCAGGTACAGTTAAGATTGGTCCTGACGAAATTGGTAATACAGCAGGACAAGCAGTGAACGTCCCAGTGATGTTCGAATTACAAGGCCCGAAAGCGGGAATTGGTGGAAGTTATCTAGCCCAGGCTTTATTTTATCGAAGCTTTGAGCATAGAGGTATTAGGACTGACTAACATGGCACTAATATTAGAAGATAACAAATTAATGGTAAATACAATGGAACACTACGGAGTAGATAAACATGGCAGAGTTTAAATTAGGTAGAATTAGATTTGTTTGGAAGGGCGATTGGTCCGCTCCAACAGTCTACTACAAAGATGATGTAGTAAGATATGGCGGTAAAACGTATATCTGTACTACTGGACATACAAGCGATTCAGATTTTTATGTAGACTTGAACGTAAGTCCTTCAAGATGGAACCAAATGACAGATGGTCAGGACTGGAAGGGCGACTGGGCTACATCAACATATTACAAAACAAACGACTTAGTTAAGTACGGTGGACAGATTTATATTTGTTCTACTCCGCATACATCTGCCGCTACTGCTTCATTAGGTTTAGAAAACGACTTAGGAAAGTGGACTGCTTTTGCAGAAGGATTTGACTGGAAAAGCGATTGGAACGTTTCTATAAGATATAAAATTAACGATTTAGTTAGATACGGTGCAACAACTTATGTTTGTAACGAAGGTCATACATCTGCTGCTACTGCCAGCGACGGATTAGAAAATGATCAATCTAAATGGGATATCTTTAATCAAGGACTAGAATACAAAGGTGCTTGGACAGGTAACACAAGATACAAATATAACGATATTGTTAAGCAAGGTGCTGGTACATATATTTGTACTACACAGCATACTTCAAATGCATCAGACTTTACAGCAGACTCATCAAACTGGTCACAGTTTATTGAAGGCTTTGAATATGAAAATGCTTGGAGTAATTCAACAGTATACCAACCAGGTGATGTTGTATCATACGGTGGTAACCAATACGTAGCAAAAGTATATCACACAGGTTCAACTAATCCTTCAACTGATACTACAAACTTTGCATTATTTGGTAAAGGTTTTGACTTCCAAAATAATTGGAGCAACGCAACAGATTATAAAGTTGGACAAGTTGTAGCAGTTAATGGTCAGTCATATGTTGCTACAGTTGATTCACCAAGCAACGACTTTACAATATCAGAATCAAGTAACACAACAAACAAATTTACAACAGCATCCACAACTGGAATGGCAGTTGGTATGTCAGTATACTTTAGCGGTGCTGTTTATGGTAACGTTAACGAAGGTGCAACATACTACATTAAAACAGTTGATGATGCAACAACATTTACAATTTCAATTGCACATGGTGGAACGGTATTTACACCAGCATTAGGTACAGGTTCAATGACTGCAAGAGTTGCAGCTCATCCAATTGAACCTAACTACTGGAGCAAACTGTCAAGTGGTTTTTACTGGGCAGGTACATGGCAAGATGATTACGAATATGAAGTAGGCGATTGTGTTAAGTTCGGCGACAACGCATACGTTTGTATTAGCAAACATAGATCAGAAGGCGATGACGGATCAACAATTGGTGCAGCTGGTGGTGGAGCAGACAACAGTCGTCCAGACCAAGACACAACAGGTACTTACTGGAACCAAATGATTACAGGTAGTGAAACTTCACTACTAACAACAAAAGGTGATTTGGTTTACTACGGTGGTGCTGGTGTTGCTAGACTTCCAATTGGTGTAGAAGGACAAGTTTTACAAGCTGGAGCAAATTATCCAGAATGGCGTTCAATGGGCGCAAACGATTATGTTTACTATGTGGCAACACACGGTAAAGATGCTCCGTATCCAGTACATGGTGCAACTATTGATAAACCATTTAAAACAATTAGATATGCTTGTGAAGCAGTATTGCACGGACCAAGACATCCAGAAGCAAGACACTTGCTTGAAATGAACAGAGCGTTTGTACAACGTGAAGTTACAGAATGGATTACATATCAAATTGCAAATGCTGCAAGTGGTAGCATTTGGGAAAACTTTGATTACGAAGATGATCGTTGTGAAAGAGACGTTGGACTAGTATTAGATGCTATGATCTATGACATGTGTCATGGTGGTAACAAGAGATCAAGAGGTGCTGCAAATGCATTTGTTGGAGCTCTTTACGAAGCACCTTACAACACAGGTCCATACTCAAACTTAGCAACAGAAGCAGCAAACTCAGCAGAAGCATATGCATATATGTCAACATTGGTTGATCATGTATTAGCACAAACTGATCCAGCAGTAAATTATCAAACTACAAACGGTGATAATTCAACTGCTATTGTTTCACAATTTAAAACATCAACATTGATTGCAGAAGCAAGTTCAAACACTGTACTTGCAGCAAACTTAAAAATCATTACTGATGCAATTGCAGCAGGTAATGCAGATAACATTCCTGCAAGATATGTTCCACAGAACACTATTAAAATTAAAACAGGACAGTATAGAGAAATTGGACCAATTATTGTTCCAGAAAATACTGTTGTGCTTGGTGATGAAGTTAGATCTACAAACGTTGGACCTTCAGGACCAATTACAGATAAAACTGATGCACGTTATACAATGAATGCTTTAGGACACTTAGAGCCAATCATTGGTGATATTATTAAAGGTGCAAGTGTTACTAAAACAACAGGCAATGCTTACTCACAAGATATTGCTGTTCCTTTTGCTGACACAGTAGAAGAAACACACGTTGAGCGTTTAGTTAGAACAATGCAACAAAACATCGACTTTAGAGTTGGTGAATTTGAATTAAGAAACAGTGCTGATCCTACAGGATATAACAGCTCATTCTTAAGCGGATACGGTGATGCAAGAGCTAGACTTAGAGAAAACAAACATTTCTTTAAAGAAGAATTAATTGCATTTATTGCTGCTAACTACCCGAATGTAAAATACAGCAAAATGAAATGTCGTCAAGATGTAGGTTACATTGTTGACTCTATTTGTTATGACTTAACATACGGTGGTAAGAGCCAATCAAGAATTGCTGCTATGGCATACTATGATGGTGCAGCAGGTGCATTACAAATTGACAGCACAGAAACAGCAGCAACTATTGCAGCGTACAATAAATTAAAAGCAATAATGCAAGATGCTGCAACTAATACTACTATTACAGCATTACAAAGTGTTGTTCCACAAATAAGAGGAACAGCAGGTAGCGCAGGTGCTTCAACATTTATTGGTACTTCGATTGATATTATTACAGCAGTAATTGCTGATGTTAACGATCAACCAAACGTTACAATTACAGCAGCATCAAGTAATACACTTACTGCTACAAATCACGGATTAGAAGTTGGTGACGCAATTGTAATGAGAGCTACGCACGGTACAGGTAGCGGAGCATTACACAAAACACGTAAGTATTGGGTTAAAACTGCTCCAAATGCAAACACATTTACATTGTCTGCAACATTTGGTGGTAGTACACAAACAGTTACAGACGGATCAAGTTTAACAGTTGTAGCAAACGCTATAAACTATCCTACACTAACGAACGGTGTAACTAGTACAACTGCATTGATCACCGCTGTAGAGACCTTAGACGCAGCGCAAGAGACCGTTGTAACGGGAGTTATCAACCACTTAAATCCAACTAATTACCATACTGACTTTACAGTACAGGCTGTTCCTAGCACAACTAGAATTGAAAGTTATGTTGGAACAAGTGCATATGCACACACATATGTAAGTGGTGGTATTGTTACTAAAGGTGACGGAACAGTATTAAACATTACAGCAGTTACATATAATAACAGCACAGGTGTAATGGATATTACTGTTGATGCAGTACACGGATTAGCAATTGAAGATACTTACACACTAGCAAATATTGTGTTTAGTTGTAACTCTCCAAGCGGAGCAGATGTTGTATATCCAGGTGCTACTAAAACAGATGGCACTACACCAAAAGTATTATACAACCAAAGCAAATGTTTACGTGATACAAGATTAATTATGGAAGCAGTTATGTTTGACGTTGCTACAAATAGTAACGAGCAAACAATGAGAGCTGCACTTTCATACTTGAGATCAACAGCAAAAGATGTTTATGACTTAGATCAGAAAGCAACTACAAGAAGTGCTTTTGAATATGTAAGAACACAAGCTATTGCAAATGTAGGCGGAGACGCTACAGCAATTGCACGTATCAACACACTAATGAAACACTTAGACGATGTTGTGTACAGTGGTTCAAATGAAGGATCACCTTGTATTACTGAAGTAAGAAATGCACATCATGCTATGTTACAGATTGAAAGAAACAGAAACTTTATTGTTGCTGAATCTACTGCATGGGTACAAGACACGTACAAAGATACTGCAACTGCAACAGCAGCATCAGATGACGCTGTAACAATTAGTGATACTAGTTGGTTAAGAATTGGTACTGCAATTAAAGTTAGCGGAACAATATTAAGTGCTCCAGCAACAGTAGGCGGAAATGGTTTTGAAACAGGTGTAACTTACTATGTAAACAAAATTATTTCAGGCACTAAATTTACAGTTGCAAAAACTAGAAACGATTCGACACCAATGTCAATTGATGATGACACAGGATCAATGACTGTTATGCTTGATTACAGCAGTGAGAAATGTGAAAGAGATATGAATAGAATACTTGACGCACTCAAGTATGATATACAATATCACGGTAACTACAAATCATTAATGGCTGCAAGATACTACGGTAACGCAGTACATGGTGTAAGAGATGGCGAAGACTTCTACTACGTAAGAAATGGTACAGGTGTTAGAAACCAAACTCTTGCAAACATGGCAGGTGACTTACTTGCTCCAAATGCATTAGGAACTTCAAGAGTTTCAGGTGGTGCTTATGTATCACTTGATCCAGGATATGGACCAGATGATTTCTCAACATGGATTATTGAACGTTCACCATACGTACAAAACGTAACAACACTTGGTGCTGGTGCAATTGGTCAAAAGATTGATGGCGCACTACACAACGGCGGTAACGATTCGATTGTTAGTAACGACTTTACACAGGTTATATCAGACGGTATTGGTGCTTGGGTAACAAACAATGGTAGAGCAGAGCTTGTATCAGTGTTTACATATTACTCACACGTAGGTTACTTGTCAGAAAACGGTGGTAGAATTAGAGGTACAAACGGTAACAACTCTTACGGTGACTTTGGTTCAGTAGCAGAAGGATTTGATTCGACTGAAACTCCAAACACTGCAATTGTTGATAACAAATTCCAATTTGAAGCAACAGTTGGAAGTGTACAAACTGATAACGCACAAGAAGTTTACGCATTTGAATTTAATAATGCTGGTAACGAATACACTAACGCAAGTTGGTTAATTTCAGGTGCTGGTACAGGTGCAACAGCAGAGCCAGATGAATTTAGAGATGGCGGTGTACACCAAATTTTCCTACAAGATAACGTAGACGATAGTACTAATGCTCCAGAAGCAGATGGTAACTTCGGTGGATTTGGTTATATTACTAACTCAAACACTGCACAGGCTGGTTCTTCAACAAGCATTACACTTGCTGCAACAGACGCAGAGATTAGTTCAGCATACCTTGGTATGAGAGTTAATGTTACAGGTGGTGCTGGTGTTGGACAGTACGGTATTATTGCTTCATATAACAGTGGTACTAAAATTGCAGGAGTTACTAAAGAGTCAACAGGCGCAGCTGGATTTGATCACATTGTAGCTGGTACAGCAATTGTTGCTCCGGATGCTTCATCAACATACACAGTTGAACCAAGAGCGGTATTTAGTGCTCCAACTGATAGTTCAGAAGGTGTAACACTTCCTACAAGTGGTGCATGGCAAGATGTATTGCATGGCGGACGCACAGGAGTTTACTTACCAAGTGCAACATATAATAACAGTGGTGGTTCAGGTGCTAGTTTCCAAGTTGTTAAAAACGGTGGAAAATACATTACAACAATTGTAAGTGGCGGAACAAAATATACACGTTACGATACATTTACTATTGCTGGTAACAATGTAGGCGGCGCAGCAACCACAAACGATATTACAGTAACAGTTGTGTCAGTAGATGCTAACGGTGTAATTTTAGAAATTGAAACAGCAGGACAAGCTCAAGAAGGTGTATGGGTAGCTGTTAAATCAAGTGCAGCAGCAGGTGCTTACAGTACTGATGGTAAAACTTGGACAGCAAACGTTATGCCAAATGCTAACTGGACATCAATAGCACACGGAATGATCGACGATGGATCAACTGTAGCATTGCAAAGTAGATTTGTTGCAGTAGCAACAGGTAGTGCAACAGCAGCATACTCCGATGACGGTGTTACATGGTCAACTGCTACTATGCCATCAAGTGGAACATGGACTGATGTTACATATGGCGAAGGCAAGTTTGTTGCAGTACAAGCAGGATCAGCTACAGTTGCTATTTCATTAGATGGTGTTGAGTGGGATATTACAGGAACACTTAACAACACTGGACATACAAGAATTGTATACGGTAAAGGATTGTTTGTAGCAATTAAACCAAGTTCAAATACAGTTGAATATTCAACTGACGCTGTAACTTGGACAGCATCAACACTTCCAGCAAGTAGTGCTTGGACAGATGTTTCATGGGGTAACGGACACTTTGTTGCAGTTGCAAGTGATACAAACACAGGTGCTATGTCGTTAGATGGCGCAACATGGGTAGCGATGCCAATGGGTGCTCCAGACTCAACAGCAGTTTCAGGATTGCAAAGAGTTGAATACGGACAAGGGCAGTTTGTTGCTACAGCATATATTGATGGACTAGACGGCTTTAACGATGTTGCTACATCGCAAGACGGATTTAACTGGACATGGAAATCACTAGAAGGTGTAACTGGAGACCAAGTAGGTGAAGGTTACCAAGCATGTGGATTTGGTGTATCAGATAGAAAAGGTTACTGGGTAACAATACCAGTTGTATCAGGAGCAATTGCTTCAAGATCAAGACTAGGTGTTACTGCTAGAGCAAGAACATTTGTTGCACAGAACAAGATCTTTTCAGTTAGAATATTAGAGCCTGGATCAGGATACGATAGTGTTCCAACACTAACAATTACTGACCCAAGTGAAATTTACGCTGTACCATTTGTAGTTAGAATTGGTAATGGTGTGTTAGCTAACCCAACATTTATTAGCAGAGGAACTGGATATGTTTCAGCTTCCGCTGACTTAGTAGGTGGTGATGGATTTGCTGACTTCTTCCAAAGCGGTACGTTCATTGCTGTTAGACAACTTACAGATATTCCGGTAACAGGATCAAATGTTGTGTTTGGACATTTACCAAATGAAACATTTAAACTTGTTAACATTGTAACACAACTTGGTACAAACCCAGGTGCGTACACATGTTTCTTACAAATATCACCGGACATGAAAGTTATTAATGTTCCTGCACACGGTACTAGTGTAACAACTAGAATTAAGTACTCGCAGGTACGTTTAACAGGACACGACTTCCTAGATATTGGTACAGGTAACTTTACTGAAACCAACTATCCAGGACTTCCAACACAAGATCCAATACAAGCTAACGAAACTAGGGAACGTGCTGGTGGTAGAGTATTCTACACAGCAACTGACCAAGATGGTAACTTTAGAGTTGGTGGATTGTTTAGTGTTGAACAGTCAACTGGTGTTGCAACATTGAATGCTGATGCATTTAACATTGCAGGACTACAAGAACTTACACTTGGTGAAGTTACGCTAGGTGGAGGATCTGCTTCAATTGAAGAATTTAGTACAGACCCATTCTTCACAGCAGATAGTGATAGTGTTGTACCAACACAAAGAGCTATTAAGGCTTACATCAGTTCACAAATTGGTGGCGGTGGTGCATCACTTAACGTAAATAGTGTTACAGCAGGTGCAATTTATATTGCTGGAACACAAATAACTACAACTACACAAGCGCCAATTCAAGTTAATGCTAACATGAATTTCAAAGGTGGAGTTAGAGGACTACCAATTGCTTGGTCGTACTTCTTAAACTAGAAATATATAAACGGAGAAAAAGAAAATGGCAACAGGAATTTTAGGGACAGCAGACCTTGCAGCGGCTACTGATACTACCCTATACACAGTACCTGCAGATCACTTTAGCGTAGTAACGGTAAATATCTGTAATAGGTCTTCAAGTGCTGCAACAGTAAGGATAGCAGTTAGTTCATCTGGAACACCAGCAGACGCAGATTATATTGAATATGATTCTCAAATTTCTGCAAACGGTGTACTAGAAAGAACAGGTATAGTGCTTGACGCATCTAAGGTCGTTGTTGTAAGATCAAACGCAATTAACGTATCAGCTGTGTGCTTAGGTATTGAAACTTCAACAGCATAAGGAGAGATAAACATGGGAAGAATAGTAGGACAAGGACTTAACGATCAGCCAGTTATTGCATCTGGCACTACTGCTCAACGCCCTCCTAGTGCTAACTCTGGTGCTTTATATTATAATACTTCTAAAAATATTTTAGAAATTTATAACCATAACGCGGTACAATGGCACGTAGTTGGAGAATTACCGAGAGTAGTAATTACATCTGCAACAGCAGCTATGTCAAATACATTCTATATTGTTAACAGTGCAGGCGGACCAGTTACGGTAACATTACCGGGTTCTCCAGTCGAAGGTGATACAGTTAAGTTTCAAGATTACTCAGGAACATTTGGTAGTAATAACTTAACAGTTGGAGCCAACGGTAAAAAAATTATGCGTACAAGCGACAATATGACTGTAAGTACTAATGGTGCATCATTTACACTAGAGTACACTGACGAAGCAAGTGGTTGGTTAGTAGCATCAATTTAACAGGAGCATAGAAGAAAATGGCATTTGATTATCAAAGTTTGAAAAAAGTTACAGGGGCTGCAATTGTGGACGGTAGTCTAGCTCAGGCAGACTTAGCGAATACAACTGTAACAGGAACAAACATTGCTACCGGAGCCGTTGGGTCTGACGAAATGGCAACAGGTGCTGTTGATCTTGGAAGTGCTAAAGCAACAGGTGCATTATCAGTTGCACAAGGTGGTCTAGGTATTAACAGTGGTAGCGGAGCATATAGAGCTGTAAGAAGCACAGGCTCAGCACTAACTACTGATCAACATGGTATTGCAAGTATGAATGTTTATACAGGTAATAGTACATGGAGTAGACCAAGTGGTGTACGATACATTAGAGTACAAGTACAAGGTGCTGGTGGTGGCGGAAGCGGCCACGGAGAAGGTGGTGCTGCTGGCGGATATGCAGAAAAATTTATTGATGTAACAGGAATTAGTTCAGTTTCAGTTAGCATTGGTGGTGGAGGTGGTGGTACATACTACTCCGGTGCTGGTGGTAATGGTAATGGTTCTAGTTTTGGTCCATATGTAAGTGCAAGTGGTGGACACGGAGCAAACAGACAAAACCAACACAGTGGTGGAGTTAGCGGAAATGGATCAGGTGGTAACTTGAATATCCATACAGGTGGCGGATTTAGTCACCACGCTTATAGTGCTCAGAGTACAGCAAACACATACTTTGGTGGAGGTGCTCCAGGTAATCACCCACAAGGTGGACACTTTGCACACAATCATCAAAATCATTGTACACAAGGTTCAGGCGGAGCAGGAGCTCACTTCCATGGACATAGGGGTTCAGATGGTAGACCTGGCATGATTATTGTGACTAACTACTATTAAGGAGTATGAGAGAGAATGGCATTTAATTATCAAACACTGAAAAATTTAACAAATACCTCCTTAGATGGTGCTACAGTTACTGGTGCAGATTTAGGCACAGATTCAGTTACAAATGCAAAATTAGCGAACGGTGCTATTACTAGTGATAAGATGGCAGCTGGTGCTGTTAACTTAGGCGGTAGTGTAGTTTCTGGTACAGCGGCATTTAATAAAGGTGGTACAGGACAAACTAGTGTTGGTGGAGCATACCAAGCACTAACAATGAATTCAAGTAATAACAACTTAACCTTTACACCAACAGGTATTAGAGGTATGAGTGTTTATACAAGTACAGGTACTTGGAACAAACCAAGTGGCGTACGATATATTTTAGTACAAGTACAAGCCGGAGGCGGCGGTGGTTCAGGACATGGTGAATCAGGAGCAGCAGGTGGATATTCAGAAAGAGTACTTGACGTAACAAGTATTAGCTCAGTGAGCTGTAATGTTGGCGGTGGAGGTGGTGGTACATACTACTCTGGTGCTGCCGGTAACGGAAGTGGATCAAGTTTTGGTCCATACTTATCAGCTGGTGGCGGACACGGTGCTAATAGACATAATCAACATAATGGCGGATTACCTGGTGTTGGATCAGGTGGTAACCTAAACATCTATTGTGGTGCAGGCGGAAGTCACGAACAACGTTCAGCAGGAATGGGTGGTGCTAGTTTCTTTGGTGGACCAGGTCCATCAGGACACCCACAAGGTGGACACTTTGCACATAACCACCAAGGACATAGTTCACCAGGAACAGGTGGAACATCAGGATACTTTAGTGGACACAGAGGTGCTGACGGTAGACCGGGAATCATAATTGTAACGGAGTTCTATTAAAATGGCATTTAACTATCAAACACTAAAGCAGTACACAGGTGATGCATTTATTGATGCAACTCTAACAGGATCAAAGATAGCAGCAGGCGCAGTTGCAGCAGACGACATTGCATCAGGTGCTGTTGATGCAAACAAATTAGCAGACGGTGCAGTTAACTTAGGTTCAAATGTAGTTACAGGTACAGTTCCAGTAAGTGGAGGTGGTACAGGACTTACAAGTGTTGGAGGAAATAATACTATTCTTTCTGCAAACTCTTCAGGTAACGCATTAGAATATAGAAACGAAGGTTTCTCAGGTATTCAAGTTTTTACAGGTAACGGTACTTGGAACAGACCAAGTGGCGTAAGATACATTAGAGTTAAACTAGTTGGCGGAGGCGGTGGCGCAAGTGGTCACGGAGAGTCAGGCGGCGCTGGTGGATACTCAGAAAGAATAATGGATGTAACAGGAATCAGCTCAGTTGGTATTACAATTGGTGGCGGTGGCGGAGGTACTTATTACTCTGGTGCTGGTGGTAATGGTAACACAACTAGTTTTGGGCCTTATATGTCAGCAGGCGGTGGACATGGGGCTAACAGACAAAACCAACACTCAGGTGGTGTAAGTGGAAACGGTAATGGCGGAAACTTAAATATTCACCAAGGTGGAGGTGGTTGTCATCACCACTCGTTTGGTCCAGGTGGATCAACATATTTCGGTGGTGCAGCACCGTCAGGGCATCCACAGGGTGGACACTTTGCACACAATCATCAAGGACACAGTGCGCCGGGTACAGGTGGTACAGGCGGGTATTTCCATGGACATAGAGGTTCAGACGGAAGACCAGGTATTGTAGTCGTTGAGGAATATAAGTAATAAATAAAAGACAATAGGAGTATATTAAACCATGAAAAAAGCACTTATAGGATATCAAGGTTGGGTTCAAGACATTAGAGAGCCCGGCGAAGAATTTGAAATCTACAATGGTCCTGACGCATCAATCCAGTGGGTAGATGCTCCAGATGAGATCACTTTAGATTGGACATTAGAATGGTCCCCACAACAACAGCAAATGATTTGGGTAGAAAGAGACGGCCCATACACACAAGATTCAGAAGCACGTAGAGTTGCTTATGGTGAAGTTGGTGAACAGTTAGATATGATTTTCCACGAAGTTCAAGAATCAGGAAGTATTTCTGCTTCAGGACCGTGGGCATCACACATTTCTACAGTAAAATCAATGATTCCAGCACCAGCAGCACCAGAACTAATCACTGAAGAAGAAGCAATGGTTAGAAGAAATACTACAGAACCAAGCGAAAATAAGCCATGTAATTCAAGCACTTCGGACTTACCAGCTTGGAAAAGATACAGCGGTTGGACTGATAAATCAAACGATCCAGTTCCAGGCATTAACCAGTAAAAACGTAAGTATACTCCAAATATTAAAAGGCTCTTCGGAGCCTTTTTTTATTTCTGCCCTCTCTACCATAGGATAAATAATAGTAGTATATTATAAAATACACCAAAGGAAAAGATATGAAAATTAAAACAGTAACAATTGTTGGAGGCGGCTCTTCCGGTTGGATGACAGCAGCAGCACTTTCTAAATGTTGCCCACACTTAGATATTACATTAATTGAATCTAAAACAATTGGCACAGTTGGCGTAGGTGAAAGTACATTAGGACATATTAATAGATATCTTCAAATGCTTGATCTTAAAGATGAAGATTGGATGCCAGCATGTAACGCAACATATAAAAACTCAATTCAATTTACAAACTTTAGAGAAAATAAAGGCGAAGTATTTCAATATCCGTTTAGTGATGGATTCGATTATACTGATAAGCCAGGTGGCATGGAAAACTGGAGACAGTTAGCAGCACTAAAACCTGAACAATATACTCCAGAAGAATTTGCAAGATTCTTTTGTACAGGTAATACATTACTTGCTGAACAAAACAAGCAAACTAAAAACGAAGATGGTGTTTTAAGAAACTTTAATTTTGATTGGGATACTGCATATCATTTAGATGCAGCAGCATTTGGTCAATACTTAAAAGATAAAATTGCTATTCCTAACGGTGTAAAACATATGTATGGCGAAGTACATTCCCATATGAAAGACAATACAAACAGTTACGTTACACAAGTATTATGTGCAGACGGAACTAAGTTAAACAGTGACTTGTATATTGATTGTACAGGTTTTGCATCTATTATGCTAGAAGGTTGGATGGGTTCACACTTTATGAACTTTGAAAAACACTTAGCAAATGATAGAGCATGGGCATGTAGATTACCTTATACTGATAGAGAAAAACAAATGCACAACGTAACTGATTGCCATGCACTTGGTAATGGTTGGGTATGGAACATTCCTTTATGGAATAGAATTGGTACAGGCTATGTTTACTCATCAAGGTTTACAACACCAGAAAAAGCTCAAGTAGAGTTTAGAAAACATCTTGCAGAAGCACATACACCAGAAATTGCTGAAGCAGCAGAAATGTTTGAAGTTAAAATTAAACATGGTTATAGACATAGAGCATGGAAAGGTAATGTAGTAGGTGTAGGACTTAGTTACGGATTTGTTGAGCCATTAGAATCAACAGGACTGTTAACTACACACGAAAATATTATTAAACTAGTTGATATATTAAACACAAGAGACGGCCATGTAACTAGAACTGAACGAGAAGGCTTTAACTTTTCTTGTGAATATGATGTTAAAAAGTTTAGAGACTTTGTATCACAACACTATGCATTCTCTATGAGAGAAGACACTCCATACTGGAGATGGTGTACTGAAATAAATGAATATGATCCGCTTATGCATTCAGATGAAATGCAAAAACATTCACAGTATGTTGCTATGATTGGTAACATTGTAGGCGGACATGCGTACGATGAAACATATACAGGAAATTGTTTTATTACAGCGGGAATGGGCATTAGAGCGACTGCTACACCTGAGTTAGTTTTACGAGGATCTAGTCGTAGATTCGAAGTAGATATACAAGAGGAAATAGGTGCAGTTGATCGCATGTATCAACAGTATAAAAATTTTGTATTAGATCATCTAGAGAATCTACCTAGTCATTATGAGTACTTAAAAGAAAACATATATGGCGGGAAAGATGATTACGAGCTTGATTAAAAAGTTTTTTAATAAGCAAAAGCCACACTTGCGGTTCTATAGTCTGTATCCTGGAGTTGCAGATGTTTATCCTATTTTTCAAGCATCTAAATTACCAAGAAACTTTACAAAAAATCAACCCCCTCCGCAAGTTGAAAGACTAGAAGCTAACGTTGCTAAGTGTCCTGGAATACGAAAAGTTGCTATGACAGGATGGATAGTACCAGCACCAGCAGACTTTATTATTAGAACAAATGGTGACGGTGTTAGTTTTGAATGGCGCGAACCGATTAAGTTTGACAAAGAAATGCCAGGTACTGAATCATATATTATGATGCATACTGAAAGTCAAACTGTACCTGTGCTTGATGATGTTGAAAACACATTAAGGACAACAGTAAAAGTAGAAACTCCTTGGAGAGTTGAAGCTTCAGACGATATTGTATTGTTACAATTACCACTTACATATGCTAATGAGCCTAGGTTTACATCAGCACATGGTATACTAGATCCAATGCAATCACACGTAATAAACTTACAACTGTTCTGGAATGTTTTAGAAGGAGAAACATTAATTAGAGCAGGAACACCATTAGCTCAGTACATTCCTATTAAAAGAAGTGAACTGAATTATAGTGCGTACGATTATTCAGTTGCATCACACCCAACTGAAGTTGACATACAGAGAGAAAAAGCATATAATTATGCTGCAAACTGCTCGTTGCTAGATAAAGACACTTTAGCATCAAGATTAAAAAGGGCAAAGGCAGTCTTAACTAAGTATAAACACAAAGGATGATTACAATGACAGAAAAAAATAGAAATGTTGTCACTAAGTTGGAAGCTGTAAAAGCTCAACTTCAAGCTGACATGACTAAAAGCAACGAAGAACTTGCCAAATTAGAAGAAGAATTTGCTGATTTAAAATTAAATCCGTATGGTATTACTTCTATTGACTTTGCAAAGAGACAAGAACTTTCAACTGATGTTCTAAAGATGGAAGGCACACTTATGGGTTTAGATTTAGCGATTGAAACCTATGAGGAAGAACATGGTAAGTCCGACTAATGAGGGAGGCATACACCTCTTTCCGCCTACAATTTGGAAATACAGTTATAACTTTCCATATGACGAAATAGAACAATCAATAGAAGAAGTTTTTGATTCAGTTGAGAGAAATTCTAGTTTAGAAAAAGGCGCCGCCCTATCTACTGTAACTTTGCCTGAAAGACAGCAGCCCCACACTTGGGAAGAACTTGCTGAATTTCACCATTGGCTAGGCACTAAGTTAACAGGAATAAAAGAAGAATTAAATTTTTACGAAAGACAGTCATCGGTTATCGGTTCTTGGTTTAATAGACATTACAAGACAGGATATACTGAAGAGCATTGTCACAACTATAGTACGTTTGTAGCAAGTTGCTATATCAAATGCCCACCCGATAGCGGCAATATTGTTTTTAGAAATCCTTTAGAATATCACTTCACAAACTTTCCTATAGTAAACGAAACACAAACATTGCAAGAAGTGCAATGTAAAACAGGAGATGTTATTATTTTTCCTAGTTGGTTAAAACACTTTGTTACAGAAAACAAAACAGACCAAGAAAGAATTGTAATGACTATTAATATTAAATAATGGACTTTAAAATTTGTTATCCAGATGCAAACACTATCGATAGTGTTATAAAGGTAAAGTCCTTAGAGGACTTTAAAGCCGAGTACTTTGACTTAGGTGAAGGTATTGGATATTGGATTGCTGATAATCCTTTTTATGATGACGGCTTTAATTTTTTTAAAGGCTTAGTAAAGTCTTTTCCTATTGTAAAAGATAACAATGCAGAAGGTAATTTAGATCCTAATCCATTTGATACAATACATTTACCAGACTGGACATATAAAAATATATGTTTCTTATTGCGTGATTTTTATTTAAAAAATGTAGAAAGCAATATGTTTGATCCGCAAATACATGAATGGGGTAATGTATATTATAAAGAAAGAGCTAAACCTATTAGTTGCTGGCGAATTCCGCATGTTGATTATCCTAAAGGTTTAGTAGGTAATTTATGGTTTACAGGACACGACTTAGTAGATTCTTGTACAAAACTTTACAAGTACGAAGGAACTGTAAAAGATAGTCTATACGATTTTCAAACAGATAAAGATCATCCTATGTATGAGCGTTGGTCACAAATTGCAGATAAACCACAAAGAGCAGATGCTTGGTTCAATATGTCAGACGAAGAATTAGCACAATGGGGATTTAAGTATATGGGATCAGCGCCATCAGTAGAAGGCAAAATGACAATGTATAGAGCAGATATTAGTCATGCAGCAGTTATTTCATCTAACGTAGATTTTAGATGGAGTCATACATTTGCATTTTCAGATGATTTTCCTCCTGAAGTTAGAATGGGCGACTTGGAGTTAAGGTTATGATGAATATGGATATGTTCTTTCCTACTCCAGTTTGGTGGGAGCAAACAGAACTAGACAATACAGACATGCTAAAACTTTGTTATCAACTGCACAAAGAAGATGACAATGGAAGAGTACTAAGTAATCAAGGAGGCTGGCAATCAAAAGATTTTAGGCCTGATGCATACGATTCAATGAAACCATTACACGATGCAATTATGCAACAAGTAAATCAGTGTATTAGAGATTACGGTTATTACGAAGAATATTGTTATCCTATAATGGAAAACTTTTGGTTTAATATTAACAGGCAAGGTAATACTAATTCAGTACATATACACGATAATAGTTTTATATCTGGTGTGTACTATGTAAGTGCAAAGCCAGGACAGGGTAATTTAAATGTTTACAAAAATCATATGCAAGATTTTATTATTGCATCAGCAGCACCAATGAAAAACTATACACCTATTAGTGCAGCAGCAATTGCTTATGAACCAGTATCAAGTAAATTAATATTGTTTCCGGGTTGGTTACCGCATGGTGTTGAAAGAAATACAACAGAAGAAGATAGAGTAAGTGTATCTTTTAATGTTAAATTAATAAGGACAGATGATGAACGACTTCAGCAGAAGAATACTTAGCGAAACAAACTTAGCGTTTGAAGATAAGCCACACTTCTTTAAGAAGTTGCTTGACAATCCTAGCGAATTGGTTACTTGGCAAGATATTGAACAGCACACAAATAAAACAGAACGTTATAACTTTGAACTTATAAGTCCAGATAGCAGTAAAATTGAAATACCTGTTAGTAGAAAAAATTGGATTTATGATAGAGGTGTGCAAGATAAAGGTTTTATATTTGATAAAGTAAATGCTGGTTACGGATTAATCTGTTTAGATTACGGATTTCATAATCAAAAAACAATGGATTTTTTAAACGTATTTGAAAATATGTTTAGTATACATGCTGCAATACATGTGTATTGTGGGCTAAAAGATTCTAAGTCTTTTACAATACATGATGATTATCCTTGTAATTTTATTATTCAAGCAGAAGGAAAAACTAGATGGAAAGTGTATAAAAATAAAATTTCTTACATGCATAGAACAGGATTAATGAATGGTAAGTTACAAGATAAAGACATGGAAGTAGATATTGACGTAGAATTAGAACCGGGAGATGCATTATATATCCCCTCAAGACAGTATCATTGTGCATATCCTAAAGGCAAACGAATATCTCTAAGTATTCCATGCTGGCAGAAACTGCCAACAGAGCCAATGGAAAATGCAGTAGATAGAAATTATTATAGGATCAACAATGTTTAAACCGATTGAAATAGAAAATGTAATTGAAAAAGATTACCAAAAACAAATATTTGATGTAGTGACTGATATCACTTTTGATTGGCATTTTATGGAAGATACAACATTTGAAAAGAAGGATACTCTTAATACATCTACACCTAGTTTTGCAAATCTAGTATATCATCCTAACAATAAAGAAAATCCAGGATTAGAATTTTTTACTCCGTTGTTACAGAATACTTGTGCAAAAGCAGGTTTAGAACTAGACCAACTGTTACGTATGCGCTTAGGCTTTTTACTTAATACAAAGTATATGATGCCGCATGTAAGATATCAACATAACACACCGCATGTAGATTTTGAAGTAGATCATTATACTGCATGTTACTATGTTAATGAGTGTGATGGTGAAACTGTTGTATTTCACGAAACAGAAGAGGCAGAAAAATACAAGCCTATGCATAAAAGTATGCCACATCAAGGTAAAGTATTAGTATTCAACGGAAGACACTATCATGCAAGTACATGTCCTAAGATGTTTACAAAAAGGATTGTAATGACTATGAACTTTACAGCGAGACAAATAGATGGATAAAGAGCAGTATATAAATGAATTACTAGAGCGTGACAAACAATCTAGTTCTCGTATTGTTTCTCAAAATCTAAAGGATAGATTTACATATCCTTACCTACCTACTATGGTAGTTGATAATTTTTATGAAGAGCCTGATCAAGTAAGAGAATATGCACTTAGTTTAGAATACTTTAAAGGTGATAGAGGAAGTTGGCCAGGTGTAAGAACTAAACTGTTTCATGAATTTGATCAAAAAAGTTTAGACTTTTTTAGTAAAAAATTACTAGTATATCTTAAAGATTATGGTTATACAGGGTTTGACGAAATACAAACAGCGTTTCATAGTACACCAGAATCATACACACGTGGCTGGGTACATGACGATGATCCTAAATTAAATGTAGCAGGAGTTGTATACTTAAACAAAGAAGCACCTCAAGGAACAGGAACAGTAATATACGAAGATATGGATTTTGATGGTGGCAAATATGCAGAAGTGTTTATGCAAGATGTATTAGATGTTCCAGCAAAAGAAAAAGAAGAATTTAATCAAATACGCGAAGCACAAGTTGCAGAATTTAAAAAAACAGTAACAATGGAAAGTGTATATAACAGAGCTATTATTTTTGATACTAGGCTTTGGCATAGTCCTGAACACTTTTATGGTAATACTATTAAAGACTCAAGGCTTACACAAGTATTTTTTGCGAGGGCAATATGATTAGAAATATTACACAACCTGTAAAAGTTATTGACAACTTCTTTGAGCAGCCTTGGCTAGTAGAGCATCATGCAAATAAACAAGAGTTTGTTGACCAAGATAATTCTGTTTTTCCAGGATCACGTTCAGCAACACTAGATGAACTTGATATAGATATGTTTGAAAGATTACTAGGTAAACTTATTAAACATGTGCTTGGTAAAGAAATGTTTACATTCTTACATTGCGAATATCAAAAAATGAATGAAAGATGTATTGATCAAATTAAACAAATCAGCACACAAGCAAATATTGCTGGTACAGTATTTTTAACAGAAAACACTGAACTAGATTCTGGTATTTGTTTTTATGATAATAAACATAATCCTACAATAAACATAGAAAATGTTTACAACAGATGTGTACTATGGGATCCTAAAGAACATTATAAAATTCTAAAATACAAACCAAATACACTTATGTTAACGTTTTACGGAACAGCAGTACAGAGGTATCCAACACAATGACAAATGATATTTTAATACTTGATGATGTAATTCCTAAAGATTATTCAGACCATATTAGAACATTATTAACTGGTTGGGAATTTGGTTGGGTCTTTAATCAGAACATGGTTTCTCCTGATGCAGAACTACAAGGCGAAAGCAATCATGCAGGTTTTAATCACTTTTTTTACGAAAAACAACAAGCAGTAAGTCAACACTTTAATTTTGTATATCCGCTTGTTTTAAGCATTACTAGTGCGTCTAAGACGCCGTATAACAGGTTAATACGCATGAGAGCTAACTTGACCCTACCTAACAAAACAAGCACGTTAGAATACCATATGCCGCACATAGACAGCTTCTTTGAACATTGGAATGCAATTTATTATGTAAACGATTGTGACGGTGATACTATTATTTTTAATGAAACAAATGATACTTATGATCCTGGTACTGATGATATTATGCGTATCAAAGAGAACAAGTTTACAATTAAAGAACGTGTTACACCTAAACAAGGTAGAGTAGTTGTATTCCCAGGAAAGTATTATCATACTAGCAGTTATTGTAAAGATTCTGCATATAGATCTGTTATTAACATTAATTTAGATAGGGTTCAACTAGGATGAGCGAATACTACTTACACCAAAGTCAATATATAATCGAGAATAAGACTCAGATTTTTGATCATTTAGATAACGCACATGGTGTTTTTAAGAAAATATTTTCTGATAATAATGACAGCACATGGTCATATAATTTGTACAATGTGTTTGCACTAACTGCACCTAGCACTATTTTTTATAACATATATAAAGAGCTTGGAACATTTGTAAGAAGTAATATAGGTGATGATCGACCACTGTGGATACAAGCATGGTTAAACTATCATAGACCAGATGAATGCTTAACACGACACGGACATGAATTTGATTGGCACGGATATATTAGCATTGATCCTAAAAGTACACAAACTATATTTGATAATTGGACTATTGATAACAAGCCAGGTCAAATATATTTAGGACCAGGACATGCTGAACACGAAGTTAAAGTACTAGAACCATATGAAGGTTATAGAACAACAATAGGGTTTGATGTACATTCAATACCAAATAATTCTTTTATTAGAAATTATGAAGAAAGACCTTTTGGTAATATGGGGTTAATGCCATTACTATGATAGAAGATTACAAAATTATACGAGGCGCAGTATCAACAGAACTCTGCGAATTTCTTGCATTAGAGTACGAACTGATGGAAGAAGTTTGTAAAGTATTGTATGCTGGTGCCGACTTATCTGACCTTGAAGAAAACACTTTTGCGAGATACGCTCCCTTGATGTTTGAAACATTGATGGTAAAACTAAATCCTTTGGTTGCAAAAGAATGGGGTCATGAGTTGGTACCAGTGTACTCTTATGCTAGGATATATTATAAAGGATCGCAACTTAAAAAACACTTTGACAGACCTAGCTCTGAAGTATCGGTATCAGTTGCAATATCAAAAGAACCAGAATACAATTGGCCAATATACATTAAAAATGAAGATGGTGTTGAACACGAGATTAATTTAGATGTTGGTGATATTGTTATATACAGTGGACGTAGGCACGAACACTGGAGAAACCCGTATGAGGGTAACAAAGTAGTACAAGCGTTTCTACAGTACGTAGAAGCCGATGGACCATATTCACATTTAAAATGGGATACGAAACCAGCATTAGGACTTCCTGCAGAATTTGTTCGTCAAGAGATAAAAGACGAAGTGCAGAATGTTAAAGATATGCTTGGATTTAAGCGTTAATTAGTCGCTGACTTTAGTAGGGCCTGCAACGATTTTTGCTGGACCGTGACGCTCTTCAAAGATTTTTGCCGCTGCTTCTTTGCTTGATGCTTCACAAGTGTCCTGAGTAATAGGCGCTTTACCTACCTCTTTTCTAATAATCATTTTGTAAGTTGCCATATTTGTATAACTCCTATATCTTTATTTATCAATATTCTTAATCCATTCATCGATTGTCCAGAATGGAGCCACAAGCTCTTTGTAGCGTTTTACGTTAGTATTTAGCACGTTTCTGCCTGTTTCAAGTTTATCTTCAAACGCAGTGCTAAAGTATGTGTTAGAAAATATATGTAATCCCTGTATTACTTGCATCCATGCTGCTGGCGAATAACCGTTAAAAACAGGCTCTACACCAACAAGTCCTTGCCAATAATGATCCCAGTCTTTTAGTTTCATTGCTAATGATTCTGGAATACGTTCTGGGTCATGTATATGACTTTTCCAGAAGTCTGTGTCATCTCTACGTCCTCTAAAATGTAATGCAATAAAGTCTTTAATATCTTCATAAACTGTATTAACTCTATGATTAAATCTATCTCTGTACAGCGTGTGATCTCTTCTAGTAGGATCCCACAAATCTTGCATAGCATAAAGTGACTCGCAAATAACTGCAATACCGTTTGCTTCTAATGGTTCTAAGAAACCACTGCTTAAACCAATTGCAAAAACATTATTTTTCCAACTTTCTTTTGCTACTTCGGGTGTGTATGTAAATGAAGCAATAGGTTCTATATGTTCACCACATACACTTCTTGCTTCCTCTAATGCTTGGTCTGCTGTAATATAATTGTTGTCATAAATGTAACCATTACCAGATCTGTGTTGCAAATTAATATTCCAACGCCAACCATATTTCATTGCTGTTGCATTTGTTGTTACTGAATACTTGGGTTCGTCCCACCATGCAATAACAGAGTTGTGTGTAAAATGATCTGAGTAATCAGAGTATTCTGCTCCTAATTTTTTTCTAATTAGTAACTGTGCAAATCCAGTACAATCAACAAACCATTCTCCTTCAATTTCTCTGTTATCATCTAAAATTAAAGTTGTTATATCACCTTTATCATTTTGTTTGGCATCTACGTATGTGCCTTCGATCAATGTAATATCTCTTTTAAGAGCCACTTCTTTCAAGTATGCTGCCGTTGCTCTACTCTCATTGTGCCACATAGCAATAATTGGTAGTTCTGATTTAGAAGCACCAAACGGAACTTTATTTTCTTTAATAAAATAGTTTGCATAGAATGCATCTGCTAAAGGAACATCATTACCTAGCAGTGTAGCCTGATATAAATTCTTTTGCCTTTCAGCTGCTATTATACCGGTAAATTGTCCTAAGTTCATATTAAAGACACTAGCGTCAGGATTGTCTGACCATCCATCTAACCAAGGTGCATAATCTGTTTGCAAACAATGAATAAATTCACTACCTACTCCTGACCAATCTTTAAAACGTCCACCTAGTTTTGGTGTAGCATTTGCTTTAGCAACAAAGTCATCAAAATCGATATCAAGATACTTTAACATATCAACAAATGTAGTTGTACCGCTTTCACCAGCAATAATAGGTGGCTTATTAGGATCTTCAACAACAGTAATATTCATACTAGGTCTTGTCTTTTTTATTAGTAGTGCAGTTAACCAGCCTGCAACGCCACCGCCTAATATAACTGTATTAGAGTTCATGGTTTACCTCCAAGTAACGATCTTTTAATATGTTTAATGCTTCTCGATGTGTGTAAATTTTTTCATCTGGCCAATCTGCTAATTGTTTTTTCATTAAATTTGTTAAACTTTCATTGTGTCTTTCTGCAAAATTTTCTTCCCAAAACTTTTTACAAGCATCATAATCAAAAAGATGTAAGCCGTGCATAACTTGTATCCAATTAAGATAACTGAACATAAGAGACGGATCAACAAAGTGTCCTGAATTAGGATAAGCAGTTTTAAATGACTGTAGTGTTTCTTCGTTGAATGGTGTTAGAACAATACCTTCATCACACCAACGCCAAAACTCTGAGTCGTTACGTTTTGTAAGATAATGTATCTGAATAAAGTCAATAATGTTAGTAGCAATTAAATTCATTCTTTCATTAAATCTTTTTGCAACAGTATCATCATTTTTTCTATAGTACAATAAATTACCTACAAGTATATTAACTTGTTGTATTGTTGAACCTATTGATGTTGCTTCTAAAGGTTCTACAAACATAGCACTAAGCCCTAATGATACACAATTCTTTGTCCAAAATTCGTTAACATATCCAGCATTAAATTTTACACGTTTACCTATTTCTAAATCTTTAATACCTAAATGCTTTTCATAGTGCTGCGATACTTCATCATATGCTTGTGTTTCGTTAATAAATTGATCACTAAACACATAACCATTTCCATATCTATCTTGTGTAGGAATTCTCCAACACCAACCACTGCTTAGTGCAGTTGCTTCTGTATAAGATGGGATGTCTTCAGTTCTAGCAGTAGGAAACGCAATAGCACTATTCATAGGAAGTTGATGTCCACAGTCTATCCATTTTTGTCCTAGTTTACTTGATATAACTCTATTAAATCCACTACAGTCAATAAAGAAATCACTAGCATGTTTTGTTCCAGCTTCGTCAACTAGCTCTTTAACATTACCTGTTTCATCTAAAATTACATCTTCAATATCAACATCTAATACTTCGATTCCTCTTTCTACACATAATCGTGTAAAGAATTCATTTAATTTATTTGTATCAAAATGGTATTGAGCAAAACTATCATGAAAAGGTTCAGCATGTAAACTACTAGCAGTTCTTTTCCAAACAGTATCAATAGGATCCCAATTTTCAGCAATCATTCTCATCCATTGAACAGGTGCTTCACTAAGTGGATCTAGTGCTGCAAACTGTTCTGTTAAACTATGAAAATAATGTTTCCCATCTCCTTGCCAATTAGTAAACTTAATACCGATTTTAAATGTTGCTCCTGTTTCTCTAACAATCGTTGGAACATCAACATCAATGTGGTGCATAAATCTTTGCCAGTGTTCTGTACTACCTTCACCAACACCAATAATACCAATCTTACTTGATCTTAAAAGTTTTAATTTTAATAGAGGGTGAGATTTTCTAAGTGTTAGTGCTGCAACTAATCCACTTGTTCCGCCACCTAATATTGTTAGAGATTTTATCATAACTTATAGGTAGTCCTTCCTTTTAATGTTTCTATTGCTTCTCTACATTTCATCCAGCCGTTACCTGGAGTTTGTGGTAGCATAGATAATTGTGCTGTATCTTCTGCACGATATTTACTATAACGCTCATTATATAATTTTTTAATGCTAGGAATATCAAACATACGCAATCCATGCATAATCTGTATCCAATTTAAATTATCGTAAATTCTAAAACTTCCGTGCATACCATCTTCGGGTAATAATATTTGATTTACAAATTGTTTTTTAAAATTTTCTAAGTTTTGTTTATTAAAAGGAGTAACTTCTATTTCATTTTTACACCAACGCCAAAACTTTGAATCTTCTCTTTGTGTAAAATAATGCAATTGAATAAAGTCTAACACATTACTTAAACAGTCATCAAATATCCTATTGTATTCATTTATAGTTGCTTGATCGCCACGTTCCCAAGATGCTAGTGCGCCAACTAATGCTCTTGATTGTTGTATAGTTGTTGAAATACTACTTGCTTCTAAAGGCTCTACAAAGTTACTGCTAAGTCCAATGCTAACACAGTTCTTAATCCAAAACTTATTAACCTTACCTGAAACAAAATTAATTTTTCTACCTATATTAATTGTATCTGAAAATAAAGATTGTATTTCTGCTATGGCTTCGTCTTCAGAAATAAATTGATCACTAAACACATAACCGTTACCAAAACGTTCTTGTACAGGACTACGCCAATGCCAACCAGCACTTAATGCTTTAGAAAGTGTGTAAGGTGGTATCTCTTCTTGGCGTGGTGTTTGAAAAGCAATAGCACTATTCATAGGTAAAAATGATGACCAGTCTACCCATTCAGCACCTAGTTTACTTGCAATAACTCTTTTGAATCCACTACTATCAATAAAAAAGTCTGCGGTGTGTGTTCGTCTTTCTATGTCGACTACTGAGTCTACAAAGCCCCCGTCACCAATGTTAACATCTACAACTTCTGTAGTTATAACGTTAATACCTGCTTCAATGCATCTCTTTTCTAAAAATGCATTTAATTTTTCACTATCAAAATGGAACTGATAGTAATCTTCAAATGGCGGACTTACATATCCTTGCATAGGTAAATCCCAATGCAACGATTCAGAATCAACACCTTCTGAAATCAATCTCATCAATGTATGTGCATCACCTGTGTATGCATCTACAAATATATATGGTTCTGCTAAACTGTGATAGTAGCTGGTTTTGTCACCGTGCCAATCTTCAAACTTAATACCAATCTTAATAGTTGCACCACATTCTCTTGCAAGATCAGTCATTGTAATACCTACTGCATCAGCGAATCTTCTCCAATGTTCAGTACTACCTTCGCCAACACCAATAGTTCCAATTTTATCAGATTTAATAAGTGTAATGTCTAAGTTGTCAATAGACTTTTTATGATATAGTGCAGTCATTAGTCCAGCATTACCGCCACCTAGCACAAGTAATTTTTTAATCATTTCTTTTCCTTGGTATGTACTTCTAAACTTGCAACAGAGTCTGTTGCTAGATTAAAATTTATATCCCCATATGGCATTGTATTAAAACTTATAATGTATCTATCTTTTTCTCCGAAGTGTGGAGTTGAACTATGAAATAACCAACTAGGAAATAAAACAAGTTTTCCAGCTTCAGCATCACTAAACCAATGCGGACTATAATCATGTCTAAGTACTTCTAGTTGTGCTTCTGTTCTATGCTTAACAGGATCTTCAAATACTGTTGCAGCACCTTCAGTAACATAATACACCCCACTCAAAAAACTCATAGAGTGTCTGTGATATTGTAAACGCATACCTTCTCTAGGCAATGCTCTATTAAACCAACTGCTTGTAATTTTAAAACCATCGCAGTCAAATTTTTGTTGTACGTGAACTTGCTTTATGCAATCATTAATCCATGTAAACAATGGATTCAATTCTTTTTTGTCATGTAAGTTTCTCATAGAACTAATTGTATCAGAATGTTTTACATGATCTGCATACTGCTCACACAAAGGAATCAAAGCATCGTTGTCAAGCTCTGTGTTCTTAAATTCAAATAGTTCTGTTGGAAACGTAGGTATTACTTTCATTAAAACTCAACCCAGCCTGTTAAAAGATATTTTTCACCACTTAATGGCGGATTGCCTCTGTGAGTATGCGTGTAACTTGCAGGCCAAACAACTAAGGTTCCTTCAGTAGCAGCAATACGCTTCTTTTGGTACAACCATTCTGTTTCTCCGCCTTCGTCAACTGTATTAAGATACATTCCCCACGCTGCAATTCTACCTGACCTTTCTTTTGTATCTGATTCAAAATGCCAAGTATGATATCCTTCTCCTGGAAGGGTTTTTTGAAGTTTCATAAAGTAAACTCTGTGATCGCCGCACTCGCCTAACACACTATAATGTGCAGTATATTGCTTCCAGCAATCAATAAATCTATTCATAAAAGTATGTATAGTAGGATTGTCTGTTGACATATTCAATGCAGGTTGTTCAAGAAGAAACGCAGCATGATCTGCTTTATTATGTGCTGAATTATCTCCTAAAGTTTGACGACTAGCAGTTAAATGCAAGTCGTTCAATTTTTCATAATATTCAATAAGGGCTGCACATTCTTCGGGTCTCATAACGCCGGTCCATGTTGCAATATCGTTCTCTATAATCATATTACTATTTATGGCCAGTTTATTAATGACATGAATAGTCTGAAAGCAGATAAATACTTTACAACAACAGTGGATGAACTCATAATATGGCAAATTTACCTATCATTAATAACCTTCGTGTAGTACCTAGAGATGCAGAATTTCTGGATAGAAAAACAGGTGCTCGTGGAGAAATATTCTATGATAAAGACAATAATACAATTAGACTGTACGATAGTCAGATTGTAGGTGGTTTACCATTAGCAAGAGGCGATTTAACTAACGTTACTAACGCAATATTTGCAGCAAAAGCAACAGCAGCAGGCGTTGGTGGCGGTAGCGGAAGTGGTAGTATCGAAGTTAGCCAATCTGCACCAAGTACGCCGGAAGAAGGTACAATTTGGTTTAACAGTACTAATGGTACACTGTATGTCTATATCAATGATGGAGATAGTAACCAATGGGTACAACCAGTATTAGGTTACCCGGCTATTCCGTCAAATTTACAAGATTTATCAAACGTAACTATTACATCACCAAGTGCTGATCAAGTTTTAAAATGGAACGGCAGCGCATGGATTAACGCAGCAGCACCAGCAGCTGGATTAGATCAAGCAGCAGTTAGGTCAAGTGTTTCAGTTGGCACAGAAGGAACTGCGGCAGGTGACGGAGCAGTTAGTTACGACAACGGAACAGGTGTGTTTACATATACACCACCATTACTAAACAGTTTAACAGTCAGTGGTAACTTAGATATGGGTAGTAATGATATTACTACAACAGGCAAAGTTTACTACGCAAACGTATTTGCAACCGAAGGTGATTTACCTAGCGCCACAACTTATCATGGCATGTTTGCTCATGTACATGGAACAGGTAAAGGTTATTATGCTCATGCAGGTGCATGGTCTAAACTAGCAAACGAAGCAACAACACTTGCTGGGTACGGAATTACAGATGCTGCAACTTCAGCACAAGGTACTAAAGCAGACAGTGCATTACAAGATTTAACAACAACTTCTATTACAACACTTGCAGATGTTTCAACAAGTTCACCAAGTACTAACCAAGTACTTAAATGGGACGGCGCACAATGGTCGCCAGCATCAGACGCAGTTGGTAGTGGTGCTATAACTGCAACTATTGGTGGAGCAACACAGGCAAATCCAGTTGTAATTAGTACAACTTCTGCACATGGATTCTACGAAGGACAACCTGTAACTATTACAGGTGTTGTTGGTATGACAGAACTTAATGGTAACGAATACTATGCAAACATTACTAGCACATTAGAGTTTGCTTTGTATTCTGATAGTGGATTAACATCAAGTGTTAACGGTACAGGATTTACAGCATACACATCAAGTGGTACAGCAACAGGTGGTGCAACGGCTGCTGAAGTTGGTAACTTTGTATTCACAGGTTCAAACATTGACACTAGTGACAGTTCAGGAATAAACTTTACTCCAGGTGTGTTAATGCAAAGTGATCTAACTGTTGAAAACGATTTAACTGTCAATAACTTGCTCACAGCAGCACAATTTTCAGTAACAGATTTCACAACAACAAATCATACAACAACTAACTTAACTGTTAGTGATACGCTATCAGTAAAAACTATCGCTCAAACCGATACTGGAACGCCACAAATTACAAGTAGTTCAACTCTAGTTTTAGATACACAAGACGGTGTAAGAGTTACTGGTGCTCCGTTTAGATTACCTAGTTTTACAACAACAGAGAAAAATGCATTGTCGCCTGGGAACGGTGATATGATATATGATTCTACGTTGAATAAAGCACAGGTATATGAAAACGGTGCTTGGGCGAGTCTAGTATAGGTATAAAGCATGGCTGAAAAAGAATATATTGTCACAGTAAAAGCCGGTATTGATCTTAATGCATTTGATGCAGAAATGGTTGCATCATTTGGCGATGAAACTATTCCAAGCAGAAGCGTTGAAATTGCAAATGCACGTCCGGCCTCACAAAGAAACACACATTATTACTTGTCAGATGATGAAGCAACTACACTTGCTAACGACAGCAGAGTAATAGCAGTTGAGATTCCACCAGAACAAAGAGATGATATTGAGATTACACTTAGAGCAAGGCAGTCAGGAACATTCTATAGAGGTTCCGGCAGCGCAGGTAACATTGATAACTGGGGACTTAAACGTTGTCAGAGTTTAACAGAAAACTATGGTAATGGTAGCACACCTTCCGGCGAACAGATAGTTACACAAATAACAGAAGATTACTTGTATCCACTAGATGGTACAGGTGTTGATGTTGTTATTCAAGATTCGGGTATTGAACCCTTGCATCCAGAATGGCAAGATGCTAACGGTGTTTCTAGATTAGTTGAGCTAGACTGGTATGATGGATTCAGCGGCGGTGGCTCAATGCCTGCAGAACATTACACAGACTATCATGGCCATGGAACACACTGCGCTGGCACAGTTGCAGGTAAAACATTTGGTTGGGCAAAGAATGCAAAAATATATGCAGTAAAGATGATTCCAGGAACAGCAGATCCTAATGGTGGTATTCCTATTTCAGATTGTTTTGATGTTATTAGAGAATGGCACAATAACAAACCAGTTACAAGCACAGGATATAAAAGACCAACTATTGTTAATATGAGTTGGGGATACGGAACTAATATTCCACAAGCAACAACGCCAGTAGGCGGAAGTTACAGAGGAACTAATTGGTTTTGGGGAACAACATACAATAATGTTTCCGACTTATGGGCAAACACAGGTGTTGTACCTTATGTAGGTTCAAGATGGAAAATACCTGTACAGGTTGCATCAGTTGATGCTGATGTAGAAGAACTTATTAATGCAGGAGTACATGTCTGTATTGCAGCAGGAAATGATTATTACAAAGTTACAACTTCAGGAGAAATTGATTATAATAACACAGTTTCGTGGACTAGTTACGGAACACAGTTTTACAATAGACCTCCTTCTCCATATGCAACAGGAGCATTTAACGTAGGAAACATTGACAGTAGAATTCTTAACGATCAAGATGTAACAAAGCCAGACAGCATGAAAGGCCCAGCGGTAACAATATGGGCACCTGGTACAAATATTATTAGTGCATGTTCACAGATATCAGAAATAGGTGGCCCAACACCATATAAATTAGATCCTGCATTTGGACAGCAATCTATTAGTGGTACAAGTATGGCATGTCCGCAAGTATGTGGTGTAGGAGCATTACATTTACAAGCAAAGCCTGAACTAACACCAGCACAATTAAAGCAAGAAATAGAAGCAAATTCGCCACAAGCAATGTATTCAACAGGGCTTTCAAATGATTATAATGCATATACTACTAGTATTATGGGGTCTGAAGGTAGAATATTATACAACAAATATAAGACAGATGAGTCACATAAAATTCAAGGTAGTGTTACTATCACAAACTTAGGTATCGCATAAATACAGTAGAGGAACAAATATTATGGCACTAGCATTTCCAAACAGTCCTTTAGTAGGAGACCAATATACAAGCGGTGGCGTTACATGGCAATGGAACGGTACAACTTGGGATATCGTTATCTCTGGTGGAGGCGGTGGAGGCGGTGGTTCAAGCCTATCATTTGCTACTATTGCAGTATCAGGACAAGATAACGTTTCAGCAGATAGTGGAGCAGATACACTAACACTAGTTGCTGGTGCAGGAATGTCTATCACTACAAATGCTAGTACAGATACAGTTACACTAACATCAAGCGGCGGCGGAGCAGGCGGAAATATATTTTCAACTATTTCAACTGATACAGGTGCAGATGTTGTAGCAGATGCTTCAACAGATACATTAACACTTACAGGTGGAACAAATATTCAATCAGTAGGTGATGCAGCATTAGATAAAGTAACGCTTGATATGATTCCTTTTTCAATTGATTTTTTATCAGATGTAGATACTACAACAACAGTACCAACAACAGGACAAGTTCTAAAGTGGAACGGTACATCTTGGGTGCCAGGTGTTGATAGTACAACAGGTGGCGCAGGTACTGATGCAGATACACTAGATGGTTTTGACAGTTCATACTTTTTAAATTATAATAACCTAAGTAACAAACCTAGTTTATTAGCACTTACAGCCTTAAGCGTTGGTGCTAATGCAACAGCATCGGGTAACGGTGGACTTGCATATGATGATTCAACAGGTGTGTTTACTTACACACCACCTAATCTTACAAGTTTCTTAACAAGTGTAGCATTTACTGACATAACAAGTAAACCAACTACAATTGCAGGTTACGGAATTACAGATGCTTTCGATGGAGCATATAGCTCACTTACAGGTACACCAAGTATTCCATCAAATAACAATCAGTTAATTAACGGTGCAGGATACATTACAGGAATTGGTTCATTGTCTATTGATGCACTAAGTGATGTTGACACAACAACTGCTGCACCAACAAGCGGACAAGTACTTTCTTGGAACGGCAGTAACTGGGCACCTTCAGCATCCGGCGGTGGTGGAGATGTAAACCAAAATGCGTTCTCTACTATTATGGTAGCAGGACAAAGTGATGTTGTAGCAGACAACCCAACTGACACACTAACACTTACAGCCGGTACAAACATTACACTTACAACAAACGCAAGTGGCGATAGTGTTACTATTACAGCATCAGGTGGCGGAGCAACTGACTTTGACGACTTAGGTGATGTAACATCAGCAGGATTAAAAGTTTCAGATGTTTACTTGCCAGCAATTACACAATTGGTTGTTGGACACTCAGGTACTTCGTCATATAGTTTTGATCAATATTCTGGGGGCAATCCTACAATTTATGCAATTAGCGGAACAACTATTGCATTTAACTTACAGGGTGTTTCATCAAGTCATCCATTCCAAATTCAAAACGCAGCAGGTTCAGCATACGATACAGGACTAGTACATGTAACAGATACTGGAACAGTAACTACAGGTTCTAGTGCAAATGCAAGAACTGGTGGAATATTATATTGGAAAGTTCCTGAAGGAATATCAGGTGGTTACAGATATCAGTGTACTAGCCACGCTGCTATGGTAGGTTCAATTAATATTAAGAGTTTTGGTTCAATCTAGCATTTAAGATCTTTCAATCTTTTATCAAGCATTTTTCTAACAACAGCAATGTCCTGACGTTGTTCTGTTGCTTGTGTCATAGCCTTTGCATCATATGCAAGGTTTGCATGAACTTCATCTAATTTTTTTACTACATTAATAAGTTTTTCAAGCAGTCCGTTGCATTGCGCTTTCTCTGCTTCGTCGAGTACGTTTTGAATTCTTTCATGAAAATCTCTAACGTCTTTTTGAAATCTAGGTTCTTCAGATAGTATTAGCATCTTTGTGTAACTCCAAAATAGTTTCTATTTTTGTTCTTATTAGATTATTATTTAATGTGTTTCTAAGTCCAGTATGTAAATTCTTGGGCAAGTAATTTAAATCACACCAACTCATTGTATTTGCTTTTGTAGTTAAAAATTCTTTCTTTACTAAACAAATATAAGTTCCGTATTCAAAACCTTTATCTTGGCTCAAATACAATTCAATAGGAACAATTTTACCTTTAGAAAAATCTTCTTGTAATTCTAAACTGTCATCAATTACAGAAGTTTTTCTTGCAAACGTAGGAACAGACCACTTTTCATTCTCTAAGATTAGTAGTATTCGTTGAGTGTCTGTTGACAGATATAGTATTCCTGCTCTCTTTTGCATTAAAATACTTATGCTGGGTTAGGGTCAATTCTCCAATAACCTGGCGAGTATTCACCTTCGAATGATTTAAGCCATTCAGTACCCGTCCATTTATATTGGATGCCTGTTTTTAAATTTTGGAAATATGTTGGATTTGCTAGTGTGTTTGGATCAGCTAATGTAACCCAGTTTGTACCATTCCATTCAATAATAGCATTGGCTACAATAATAGGGTCTTCACCTGTTGTTCCTTTCCATGCATCAGGACCATCATACGCTTCATTGTATGGAGTTTCTCTATAACTTTGTCCAACGTTATCACTATCGTTAATATTATCAAGAACTAGATATCGTGTACCTAGTGGTATTGCTGTATAACTTCCCCATTTCTCAATAGGATTAAACTTGTAAGGATCAATAATAGCATCAACAGTAGCACGGGCAGCAACGCCATTTACAGTTGAAGCAATAGTAGTATTAGTTGGAATAGTATCTTGATCAAATGTTATTAACAATACTTTAGGGTTAGAAGGATTAACAGCATACGATCCAACCATTTCAAATCCTGTAGGCTGTCTAAAGTATATTCTTGCTCCTGCTTTAAATCCGCCTAATCTATCTAACACAGCATTCCAATCAATTTCTGTAGTTTTACTTTTTTGTTCTTTAACATCAATTCCTAAAGCATTTACTGCTTCATCATCGTCTACAATAGTTAAGTCATAATCGAATGGTTGATTGTTGTTTGATTTAAACAATAACACACCGTAACGTGCATTCATGTATTGAGTAGATTGTGCTGTTGTAGCATCATAAACTAAGTCATTTAAATTTGCTACATCACCAGTCTCTGTAAATATGTTTGCAATAACACTTCTAACAACTCCAAGTTTTTTAACTTTAGTTGGCGGAGAAATGTATATTGGCATTGTAAATTCTAGTGTGCATACATCAATGTCGTCGTCAACTCCTGTAGGCACGTTACGTGATGTAAAGTTAGTTGATTCTAAATTAATTACACTTAAACTGGTCCAGTCAATATAGTTGTCTGTTGTTTGAATAGCCATAGATGGATTAAACAACACTAATATTTGTTCTAGTATTTGTAATTTTTGATCTGTATTAGAAGTCCAAATATCTGCTTTCATTGTTAAGATAAAAGGAGTAGGCATAAGTCTTTCAACAGTGTATGCGTTACCTTGTGCGCCTGTGTAGTTAGGCTCACCTGTGCTTTCGTCAAATGTAAAGTCTCTTTCTCTTACACTCATTTTACTAACAAATGAAGGATCAGTTAAACGATCTCTATCAATTTGCAATCCTGAAATGTAACAAGACATACGAGGAACAGTAGGTAACTTGTTCTCAGAATTTTCTCTGATAATTGAAGCAACCTGTCTTGTAAGATCACCATACATAACAGGAATTGTTTGCTGAGTTTTATCACCTGCTTCATATTTAAAGCCTATGAAAGCTCTCATAAACTGAGTTACGTATCTTCTTATTTGTCCGTCGTAAAAGAAATCCATTAATCGTCTGCCTTGGGTCTAAGAGCTTTACTCAAACTCTGTTTCTCTTCAATTTGTTTACCACCTATATTATTAACTGTTGTGTTGTTAATAAATGAATCCTTACCTTTACTTATTGCAGGATCGTGTCCAGCAAAATCTTTACCTGCACCTACTTGACTTGGACCTAAGTTACTTCTTGTCATTCTTACATCATCTTCAGTTTTTCTCCAACGTATTCCGTCAAATCTAAACAAGCGTGTAGGTTTGTAATCAGTACGTAAGTGAAATTGTCCTTCAATAGGATTGAGAGGAAATGCTATACCTTGTGTAAACGGTGCACCATTTTCTGGTAACCCGTCACCAATTAGATAACCTTTATATGCATTACCTTCTGGTGTTTGGTATGCAGTGTCAGCAGTAACAGACATATAAACTTCGTTACCTTTGTCATCAAGTAATGTATTACCATCTTTGTCTGTACTAGGAATTAGTAAGTCATCACTGTCAGCTGTAACAAGTTCTGTGTTACCTTGATTGTCAGTTTGCATAGTATAAAATCTACTAGTGTCATAACCTGACTCTGGTGAATCTGCTTCAGCTTGATCAAGTACCGCTTGTGTAACTTGCATTTCTTTTTCATACGTACTCATAATATCTTTGAGTGTATCTGCAAGTTTGTAATAAGTTGAGTTAGGTGGTTCAACACCTGTAACTTCTGATATAACTTGATACTTTTCACCATTAGGAGCAATAACTATATCTCCTGGGAAGTAAGTTGACTCAGCATTCCAAGTACCTTTTAGTGCTTCTTGGTCTGCTATACCATCTAAAATTTGTTTGAATTCTTGTGAATCTACTAATGGTTTACACTTTGCTCTGTACAAGTGTGGATACCATGTATTTGAAAATCCTTCTGCTGCACGATTAACATCTTCAATTACATAAAAACGTTTTAGTGCATAATTTAAATCATTAAGAGCATGTTCGTCATCTAAGTGAGGCAATTCAATAACATCGCCTGACATAATTTTTCTACCTAGTTTTTCGACAGTATCATTAATATGAAATGTAATAAACACTGTATCATTTTGTAGAAATAAGCCAAACTGACTTAGATTAAAATCAATGTCTTGTACATTATATACACCACGTAATCTGTAAACATCTGGATCATACTTGCGATCTCTATTTTCTAAGAACAGCATATCCTGAATATTTGTAGGATCATCTGTACTATATGTTGGTGTTGATGGTGTGTTTTCCTGTGAATTTCCTGGGCCTATGTACTTGTGTACTAATACATCGGTACCGCCCACTTGGAACATTTCCCAAACGGTTTTATCTTGAAATTTGTAATCGTTCCCTTTTTCGGGTCTATATAAACTGAGTCTTGGCATCGTATAACTATTTACCTAAAGTTGCGAAAGGCATAAATACTTATATGAGCCAAATAGAAACAGCAAAACAAGAAGTATTCGACTATTGTAAAGCAATGCTAGGCGATGGAATGATCGATGTCGAGCTAGATCCTATTCACTATGATACAGGACTAAAACGTGCTTTAGGTGTTTTTCGACAGCGAAGCGACAATGCCGTTGAAGAAAGTTACATAACACTTACGCTAGAAAAAGATAAAAACGAATATATTTTGCCACATGAAATACAGCAAGTAAGGCAGATATATAGAAGAAGTGTTGGTAGTAGAACAGGTAACGGTACAGGCGGTACAGTGTTTGAACCTTTCAACTTAGCATACACTAATACATATTTGTTAAGCTCAACTAACATGGGCGGACTTGCAACTTATGAATTATTTGCACAGTATCAAGAACTTGTTGGAAAGATGTTTGGATCGTTTATCAATTTTACTTGGAATCCTCAAAGTAAAAAGTTAATTATTATGCAGCGTCCAAGAGGAGAAGAACAAGTACTTCTTTGGGCATATAATGAAAAGCCTGACTATACAATTTTACAAGATGTATATGCAGGGCAATGGATTAAAGATTATACACTAGCAAACTGTAAAGTAATGTTAGGACAAGCAAGAGAGAAATTTGCAAGTATTGCAGGTCCACAGGGCGGTACAGCTCTAAACGGACCATCGTTAAAAGCAGAAGGTACAGCAGATTTAGAAAGACTAACAATGGAACTTACAACTCAAGTTCCGGGTGGTCACGGTTATAGTTGGGTTATAGGATAATGAAAGCAGAAGAATTTATGTGGGAAGGCGAAGAACTATACGACGGTATGGTTTGGGGCAGAGGTAAGTCTACTGCAAGAGGCGGAACAGTTAAAATGAAGTTCCGTTGTCCATCAGGCCCACGCAAAAGCAGACAGGTATCACACCCGTCCAAATGTTGGGATCATCCTAACATTGCACAAGCACAACGTATGAAAACTACTCGTGCTAGAACTGGCCCTCAACAGGCTAGACGTCAGTCACGTACCAAAAATATCAATACAGCAACTCGTTTGGTAAGAAGACTTAATAAATTCAAATAAAATACTTGACATTCACTGTCTATCCTAGTATACTGTAAAGTATATTAACTAGGAGAGTATATTTGTGATTATTGGTGTATGTGGTTTTATCGGTAGCGGCAAAGACACTGTCGCTGATTATCTAGTAAACTTTCACGAATTTAGAAGAGAAAGTTTTGCTGATACATTAAAAGATGCAGTTGCAGCAGTGTTTGGATGGGACCGAACTTTACTTGAAGGAAGAACAAAAGAAGCACGTGAATGGCGTGAAGAAGTAGATCCTTGGTGGGCAGAAAGACTTGGAATGCCAACATTAACACCAAGGTGGGTATTGCAATATTGGGGTACTGAAGTGTGCCGTAAGAGCTTTCATGATGATATTTGGATTGCTAGTTTAGAGAACAAAATACGTAATTCTAAAGATGATATTATTGTAAGTGATGTACGTTTTCCTAATGAAGTAAAAGCAATTAAGAATCAAAATGGTAAGATGATATGGGTACAACGTGGACGTTTGCCTAAATGGTATGACACAGCACTTGAAGCAAATGCAGGTAGTAATATAGCAATTAATGATCTAAAAGTACAGAAAGTACATGCTTCAGAATGGGCTTGGGTAGGTACTAAATTTGACCATACTATTCACAATGATATGAAAATTGACGACTTATATAACGAAGTAAAAGCTCTAGTAGTCAGCAGTTAAGTCGCCCTGTTTCCATTTAATACCTTCTTTAGAAAGCACAGAAATACAGTTAGCACACACTGTCTTTAGATTGCTGTGCCTACAGTTATCTAAGTTTCCATCTAAATGAAGTACTCTAAATACTTCAGGATGTGGTGACTTAAATCCACATTTATCACATGCTGACTTTTGTTTATATCCAGCACGAGCCCATCTAGGTACACCTGTGTATTGTCCGTGATTATTACAAACTTCACACAGACTCCTATAGTAGGTACGCTTACCTTTCTTATAGTTAACAGCACGTGGCCGTAATCCGCACTTACAAAGAGGTCTCATGCTAGTATTTACACCTTTTCAACCCCTTTTTCTAATGGTTAAACCGGGTAAATTTTATAAGATGTGCTAAATACAATTGCAACAAGTTTACGTAATAGACTGATACGAAAATATTACCAGGAGATAAAAAGATGGCATTAACATCACCAGGCGTAGAAGTAACAGTAATAGACGAGTCGTTTTATACCCCAGCAGAGCCTGGTACAACTCCTCTAATTGTTATTGCTTCATCGCAAGATAAATTAAACGCAGCGGGAACGGCTACAGCAGCTGGAACGCTAAAAGCTAACGCAGGTAAAGCGTACAAAGTTACCTCACAGAAAGAATTAGTAGATCTTTTTGGTGTACCAACATTCAAAAAGACAGCGAGCAACACTCCGATACACGGAAGCGAATTAAACGAATATGGATTGCTTTCAGCATATTCATTATTAGGCGTTTCAAATTCAGCTTTTGTTGTACGTGCAGATGTTGACTTAGACGAATTAGAAGGTTCTACAACTGCTCCGGGAGCGAATCCAGCAGACGGAAAGTGGTGGATCAACAGCGGTTCAAGTGCTTTTGGAATTCAAGAGTGGAACGGAGCAGCAGTTACCACAACAGGTGGTCAGAAGTTTGCTTCTAAAACACCTATCGTTTTAACAGACGATGATGCATCAAAAATTGATAATGGTGCACCTAAAACATCCGTTGGTGCTATTGGCGACTACGCAGTAGTATTTGAAACAGTTGACGGAAGCGGTTCATTTAGTGCAAGTAAAGAAAATGCAACTATGTGGTATAAATCCGCAGGTAACGGTTCAACTGTAACACAAGGTTCTTGGGTTAAAGTAGGTAGCAATGATTGGACAGCTAGCCATCCAACAATTATTGGTACTGCAATGACAGCAAGTTCAGGAAACTTTACTATTAACGGAACAAATTTCCAAATAACTGGCACATTAGATGACTTGGTAACAGCTATTAACGGTGCTATTACAGAAACACAAGGAATTGTTGCAAGAAATGTAAGCGGTAGACTTTATCTTTATTCAGATGGTAGTTTAGATGACGGTGTAGGTGATTCATCCAAGTCAAATGCTATTATTATTGATGACGGTTTAAGTAGCCCACAAGTTACTTTTGCAGACTTAGGTGTTGCAAAAGGAACATACTACGGACCAGAACTACACATTGCACCACATACAAGTGTTCCAGAATTTAAAACTGGTGACTCAACACCACGTCCAACAGGAAGTGTATGGGTTAAAACAACTGAGCCAAACAACGGCGCACGTTGGAGAGCAAGTAAGTGGTCAGCAGCTACTCTTTCATGGGTATCATATACTGCACCATTATATGCTAACAACTCATCTGCACTTTATACATTAGATAGAGCAGGCGGTGGTGTTAACATTCCAACAGATAGTTTATATGTACAAACTAACGCAGAAGAAAATAGCGGATATGACGAAAGTCCAATGACTGCTTCTTTCAGAGTGTTTAGAAGAGCTGCAACTGGAGTAACAAAAATTACTTCAGCAGTAGTAGACGCAAGTACATTTACTGTAGGTGGAAACACATTTACAATTGCAGAAAGTGTTAAAACTTCTGGAGCATTAGCAGCTGGTATAGCAGTGAACTTTACAGCAGCAGGTAATGCAGCAGATGCAGAATTAATGGCAGGTGCTATTAACAGCGCAGGCTTTACTAACATTGAAGCAGCAGTAACAAGTTCAAACACAGTAGAAATTATGCACAAATTAGGCGGTGATTTTAGAATTACTGACGGAACTAATACTCCAGTAGGTGCTGCATTTACTGTATTCAATATTAACACAGGTTTAGGAACAGCAAACTTTTACACTGCACCAGCAGGCGCAAGTGAAAACTATGTTGCTTCTAACTGGAAGCCTTTAGCAGCAGATGATTTTGCAGCATCAAGTAACGCTCCATTAGCTGAACCAGCAGATGGACAACTTTGGTACAATCCAGAGTTTAGTGATGTTGACATGATGATCCACAATGGTACTACTTGGGTAGGTTACCATAACTTTAGTTCAGGATACGCTAACTGTTCACCAGATGGACCAATTGTTTCAGCAACTGAGCCAAAAGCATCATCAGGTCAAAGCGATGGTACTGCACTAGTAGATGGAGACCTTTGGATTTCAACTGCAAGTTTAGAAGACTTCCCAACAATTTACAGATGGGACGGTAATAACCTAGCATGGGTACTTGTTGATAAAACAGATCAAACAACAGAAGACGGCGTATTGTTTGCAGATGCACGTTACGGTCTAGCAGGTTCTACTGGTAACACAGCAGCAACTATTAAAGACTTACTAACTAACAACTACTTAGATCCAGATGCTCCAGATCCAGCACTATATCCAAAAGGAATGTTGCTATGGAACTTACGTAGAAGTGGCGGTAACGTTAAGAAGTACAACAACAACTATATTGACTTAACAGCTGATAACACACGCTTTGGCGACGAAGCAATGACAAGTTATGCTACAGACAGATGGTCAACACAATCAGGCAACCAAGAAGATGGTAGCGGATCATTTGGTAGACATGCACAGCGTATGGTAGTTGTACAAGCACTTAAATCAGCAATTGATACAAGCTCAGAAATTAGAGATGAAGAAACAAGAAACTTTAACTTAATTTCATGTCCTGGATACACAGAAACAATGAGCAATCTTGTTAACTTAAACATTGACAGAGGCTTAACAGCATTTGTTATTGGTGACACACCATTAAGATTAGCAGCAGATGCAACTTCATTGTTAGCATACGGATCAAACAGTGCATTAGTTGTTGACAATAACGACAACGGACTTGTAACATACGATGAATACTTAGGTGCGTTTTATCCAAATGGATTTACAACTGACTTAGGTGGCGCAAACGCAGTTGTTCCAGCATCACACATGATGATGAGAACTATTGCACTAAGTGACCAAGTATCGTTTCCATGGTTTGCTCCAGCAGGAACAAGACGTGGTGGAATTAGCAACGCTACATCAGTAGGATATATTGATTCAGCAACAGGCGAATTCCAAACAGTTGCACTTAATGAAGGTCAAAGAGATACACTGTACGGATTAAAAATTAATCCAATTACATTCTTTAACGGTGTAGGACTTGTAAACTACGGTCAAAAAACTAGAGCAAGAAATGCAAGTGCTTTAGATAGAATTAACGTAGCACGTTTAGTTGTGTACTTAAGATCACAACTTAATAAACTTGCAAGACCATATATCTTTGAACCAAATGATAAGATCACGAGGGACGAAGTTAAACAAGCAGTTGAGTCATTATTACTCGAGCTTGTAGGCTTAAGAGCTTTATACGACTTTGCAGTTGTGTGTGATGAAACTAACAACACGCCAGCAAGAGTTGACAGAAATGAACTTTATGTTGACATTGCTATCGAACCGATTAAGGCGATTGAGTTTATTTACATTCCATTGCGTGTCAAGAACACAGGAGAAATATAATGCCTATTACATCACTTAACAACTTTGGAGTACCAACAGACGCAGGCAACCAAGTGCTCTTGATGCCTAAACTAAAATATCGCTTTAGGGTGACACTTTTAGGATTTGGAGTTAGTGCTGCAACAGAACTTACTAAACAGGTTGTAGATGTTTCAAGACCAAAAGTAGGTTTTGAAGAAATGCAGTTAGACGTGTACAACTCAAAGGTATTCTTAGCAGGTAAGTATACTTTTGAAACACTAACATTAAACTTACGTGACGATGCTAGTGGCTTTGTACAGAAACTAGTCGGCCAACAGGTCCAGAAGCAGTTCGACTTTGTTGAACAAGCATCTGCTAGATCAGGTATTGACTACAAATTCTCAACTAAAATTGAAGTACTAGACGGTGGTAACGGTGCTAGTGAAAACGGAGTAAGCGTATTAGAAACAGCAAACATGTATGGTTGTTTCCTAACTAACGTAGACTACGGTGACGCTAACTACGCTACTAACGAAGCTATGCAAGTTGCACTTACTATACGTTTTGATAACATGGTACAGTGGGGCGCAGGCGAGCAAGGCGTTGGCGTTGGTATTGGCGCAAACGTTGGCAGAACAATTGGTGAATCTACTACAGGTTCTTCAGGCGCTCAAGGCTAAGAGATTTTACAATCAAGTAGAAGAAGCCCGGTTTATTTTCCGGGCTTTTTTTATGGCTAAATAATAGTATGGCAAATAAATTCACAAGATTCTTAGGCGATTTCGCAACAGGACTTACCCAACCTAAAGGTATTATGGGTAACTATACTCATGCCACAAGACTGTTCATTGATAACACAATGCGTCTTGCACCTAAGACTAAATTTAATTATTACGTTAGATTTGAAATGGATCCTATAGCAGTTAAGGCTGCTCACTTCAAAAGCAAACATGCTGAAGAAACAGGACTGTTAGTTAAAGGAGTAGACTTACCTAAGTTTACTTTCCAAATGGATACACTAAACCAGTATAATAAAAAGCATAACGTATATAAACGAATTCAATATGATCCTGTGCAGTTTACTATGCACGATGATAACCAAGGTGTTATAAGTGCTATGTGGGCTTTATACTATGGATACTACATTGCAGATAGATCTAATCCTACAGCAGCGTTTGATAGAGATCAATATAGAAATAAAGAAACAGGCAATTATGCATTTGGTTTTGATAACGGATCTACTGCGGACTTCTTTAAATCTGTTACTATCTTTACAATGGGACGTAGACGCTTTGTTGGCTACACACTAGTTAATCCAAAAATACAACAGTGGACAGCAGGTGGTATGGAAATGGCAGCAGGTTCTGAAACTGCTGAAAGCACAATGTCATTACAATACGAAGCAGTGCAATACACAGCAGGAACAGTCAGTCAAGGTTCGCCCAAAGGCTTTGCAAACTTACACTACGATACAGTTTCATCTCCACTAGGTATAGCAGGAGGAGGAACAGGATTACTACTAGGAGAAGGCGGCGTACTTGACGGACTCGAAGCAGTGTTTGGTGCTGTTGGTAACGGTAGTGCATTTGATAGTCCTAAGTCATTTTTAGGTACAGCAATTGCCGCAGTTAACACATATAAAAATATTAGAGGATTAAGTAAAGAATCTATTATTAATGAAGGTGTTAATATTTTAACAAGCCCAGGTGGCATACAACAAATTTCAAATACAATATCAGGTGCAGCAGGAATATTCTTTCCGAAGAATGATGCAGCCAACGGAACTACTACTGCAAAGAAAAAAGTAACACGTGGCGGCACCGGCGTAGGAAGACAGGATATAGGAACATAACATGCCTACTAATTTACCAGCAAAGGAAATACAAGATAGTGCAGCACGTACTAGACTTTACTTTGACCAATACGGTAAAGAACCTTTAGAATATAATGCTGTTGACTATGATGCAGCAATTGGATTTTTTAAATTAAAAGGTTTCGACGATAGTGCAGCATCAGTTGTTGCATCAGCATTATTAAAACAGGCAAAGTTAGAAAACATGCCTATAACAAAAGTGTTAGATGATATTACAGGTTTAGAACAATTACAAATCAGTGCTTTGGTTGCTGAAATTCTAAATAATAATAGACCATCAACTTCAACACTAGGCTATCGTACACCGGTAGAAGATGTCTCAAAACAACGTAATGTGAGTGCTTAACATGCCCAAGTTTGCTCAAGGCAAGTTTGAAATGAAAAACCCCAGTAAGTATATTGGTAATAAAACACCAATGGCTCGTTCAAGTTGGGAAACTGTTTTTATGAGAATGTTAGATGAGCACCAAGGTGTTGCAAAGTGGGCAAGTGAAAGTATTCAAATACCTTATAGAAGTCCATTAACAGGCAAACATACAATTTACGTACCTGACTTCTTTATTGTTTACGCAGATAAAAAAGGTAAGCAACATGCAGAAGTAATAGAAGTTAAACCTAAAAATCAAACCATGAGAGAAAATGTTGGCAAAAGTAGATACAATCAAGAACAGTATGTGCTTAATATGGCAAAATGGGAAGCAGCTACAGCATGGTGTAAGCAAAAAGGAGTACGTTTTAGAGTTGTAACTGAAGAAGATATTTTTCACACCGGACCGAAACGAAGATAAGTAATAATATGACAAAGAAATTAGAGGAACTTTTTAATTTGGAAGAACAGGACAAAGAGCCTAAAATCGAAGAGCCAACAGAGGTTGAAACTTCGGTAGTTAAGGCTGAAGAAATGGAAGCCGAAATAAAAAGTGTAGATCAAAGTTATCAAGCAATCCAAAACATTACTAAGGATTTACCCGCAGTAAAAGAATTGGATACTCTAGGTGAATCAGACCTAGATCACTTAGCTGATAAAGCTGAGAAAGCATATGATGATCTTATGGATTTGGGTATGAATGTAGAGGTACGCTACAGTGGACGTATTTTTGAAGTTGCTGGAAGTATGCTTAAGAATGCAGTAGATGCTAAATCTGCTAAAATTGACAAAAAGTTAAAAGCAGTTGATTTGCAGATGAGAAAACTTAAACTTGACCAAGATTCACCCGAAGATCCCAATGAAATTGTTAATGGATCTGGGTATGTTATGCTAGATCGTAACGAACTTATGAAGAAATTAGGCGGAAAGGAATAAATACTAGTATGAAAACGTTCAATGAATATTTGACAGAAAGCAAGAAAGTATACAGCTTCAACGTAAAAGTAGCAGGCGAAGTTCCTGAAGGCTTTTGCGATAGACTAAAGGCCTGCATGGCTTCTAGAGAAGTAGTAACTTGCGAGGAAATGAATAAGACACCAGTTACGGAAGTTCCTTTGGATTTTCCAGAGTTGTCTAATATGGAAGTAACTACATTTAATCTTGTTACAAACTATCCTATTACTCCATTAGAAGTACATAAGGCATGTTGTGAAGATTGTGGTTGCGCAGCAGAACATTGTAAAGTAAGAAACAGTGCCAACCCAACTGAAGAGTATCAAGTTAATGATGACAAAAGAGAAGGCGCACTATTACACGACAACGAATATAAAGAAGCAGGCAAAGTCAAATACAAAGACTACTTTGGTGATGAGTTTAACAAATCATTTTTGAAAGACTTATCTAAAACTGCTAAAGAACGTAAAAAGGAATTAGGACACGACAAACTAAAAGCAGACGTTTTTGCAGATGTTCCTAAGATTAAAACTGACAAAGCGGGTGCTAAGAGCCCTGTAGGGAGTAAATAATGAACTTTAATGAACTTATGCAAAGAATGCGTGAGCTTGATACAACTGATGCACCTGTTACAGAGATGCCAGTTCCAATGCCACAGGCTCCAATGACAGCACCAGAAGGTAAAGACAAAGCAAGAATGAATGTTAACATCAGTGCTGAAGGTGATGCTATCGAAGACGTATTAAAATTAATGACAAAGGTTAATCCAGATATGATTAACCAACCTGAAAAACCAGAAATGCCTGATATGCCAGACATGACTATTGCTATGCCAAAGCCAATCAACAAATTGATTCCAGACTTTGATGGCGATAATGATGACAAGCCAGGCGGTGATATGGATATGGACATGGACAAAGATGACCATGATGCAGATCACGATATGATCAAAGGTTTAGACAAAGACGACGATGGCGACCACGACATGGACGACCACGACGCAGAGAAAAAAGATAAAGAAGAAGCATATGCTAATGAGCCTGATGAAGACCACAGAGACATTGACTATATGCAAAACAAATTAGCAGGTGGAATGAACCGTCCTAAAGGTACACATCCTAAAGTAGCTGACGGTGACAATCCTATGAAAAAAGTAAAAGAAGGTGATGACCTAAGAGCTCAAATTAAAGCTGAACTTGCACAACGTTTAGCAGAAGCTAAGGGAGAGAAGTAATGGCAGATTTAACACAATCAACAATCGGTGGCGGTAGCTCAGTAAAAGTTGCTGAAAACAGAAAACCATACGCTGACATGACAGCAATACATTACAACGGTAACAAAACTTTAACAGTTTTTGAAGTTGCATGTGGCGCAGCAGTAAATGCTCAAACAGGAAGCGGTTTAGCAATTGAAAGCATTATGCGTATTGTCGAAAAATATTGTACTGTTGTTATTCGTGGCGCACTATATGGTACAAACCAAAAGTTTGCACTTGTAGTTGAGCAACCAAATGATTCATTAGACTATGATGGTGCAGGTGCTGAAACACTTGTTGAGCAAATCGAAGATGAGATTATTGCACTAACTGATTTATCAGGTGCTACACCAGCACAAATTGACTTTACTGGTGTTACTTGTACAGTAAAAACTACACTAGAATTAGCATAATACTGCTATTATAAGATTCAATAGCACCTTCGGGTGCTATTTTTTTGAGTAAATACTAGTATGGCAAAGAGTTTAGATGGCGTTCAGATTAAGAAGGCCCACAGCAAACAAAAATATACGTTAGAAGAAGTCAAGCACTTAGAGGCTTGTATGGATCCTATTACAGGACCTTTGTATTTCTGCGAAAACTTTTTATCTATTCAACACCCAACAAAAGGCTCGATGAAGTTTGTTCCTTACGGATTTCAACGAGAGCTAATACAAGCATACGCAGAAAATAGATACTGTGTTGCTATGTTACCAAGACAGATGGGTAAAACAACATGTGCTGCTGGATACTTATTATGGTATACTATGTTTACACCTGAAGCACAAGTACTAATTGCTGCACACAAATATACAGGTGCGCAGGATATTATGAATAGATATAGATACGGTTATGAAACTTTGCCAGATTTTATTCGTGCAGGTATCTACACATACAACAGAAACACAATTGAATTTGATAACGGTAGTAGAATACAAGCAACTACCACAACAGAAGATACTGGACGTGGTAAATCACTTTCATTAATATACTGTGATGAGTTTGCATTTGTGCAACCCCCAGAGAAAGCCAAAGAGTTTTGGACTGCACTTTCTCCTACACTGTCAACAGGTGGTAAAGCGATTGTTACAAGTACACCAAACTCAGACGAAGATCAGTTTGCTATGATTTGGACAGAAGCAAATAAAAAGTTTGACGATCATGGTAATGATATGGGAGTAGGTACTAACGGATTTTTTCCTTACTTTGCTCCTTGGACAGAACATCCAGATAGAGATGACGACTGGGCAGCACAAGAAAAAGCAAAGATTGGTGACGAACGTTTTAGACGTGAATTTGATTGTGAATTCTTAATCTTTGATGAAACACTTATTAATAGTGTTAAGTTGGCTGAACTAGAAGGATCAGAACCTGTTATGAATACAGGTCAAACACGCTGGTATAAGAAAATTAATCCTAAAGCAACATACTTAGTAAGTATGGATCCAAGTTTAGGTACAGGTGGTGACTATGGTGCTATTCAAATATTTGAAATGCCTAGTATGGAACAGGTAGGAGAATGGCGACATAATTTAACACCAATACAACAGCAAGTAAGAACATTAAGAGAAATATTACAGTACATTCAAAGCGAATGTGCAAATGGCGGTAATCCAAATCCTACTATATATTATAGTGTAGAAAACAATACCATTGGCGAAGCAGCACTTGTTGTTATTGCAGATATAGGCGAAGAAAACTTTAACGGCTTGTTCTTAAGTGAACCTATTAGAAAAGGACATGTTAGACGCTATAGGAAAGGATTTAACACTACACACAAAACAAAGATTACTGCATGTAGCGGATTAAAGAACTTATTAGAAAAGAATAAGATGAAAATACACAGTAAACCGCTTATATCAGAGCTAAAAACATTCGTAGCACACGGTGTTGGGTACGGTGCAAAAACAGGTGAACATGACGATTTAGTGGCCGCAACGTTATTAATTGTACGTATGGCTAACGTATTATCTGATTGGGATCCTAAGATTTACGATAAAATGACAGAAAGAATGACGGAAGATCAGTTCCCAATGCCGATCTTCGTAAGTACAGGATTTTGATAAATAGTTATATGGACGCAACTAACAACATAGCAACCGATCTGTTCTATAAAATTAGAAGCAGATTCAAAGGTTTAAAATTAGGAGATGCCGCTGGGTCAATTACTATAAACCCAGAGGAAGCCAGATTCTTTGACTTCGATTATAATGAAGGAGATAAGAACATTGGACACGTGAGTATTAGTCTTGCTGAAGCAAATTCAATGAAAGTATACTTTTCAAATGGTATTACTGAAGGCATGGATGATTCACAAAAAGACAATTGGTACGGATTTTTAAAAGAATTAAGAAAGTTTAGTAAGCGTCGACTACTAGCATTTGATACTAGAGACATTGCTAAAGACAATCTAGACCAAAGGGATTATGCATTCCTAAGTCAATATTCAAATCCTCAAGCAGATAATGACACTATAGTAAAACCAGTCGGAGAGAATAAAATGAACGAGAGCACCTTATACGGGACTAAGAAACAGAGCTTCCAAAAATTGGAAGATACAAGATTAATTATTAAGCACAGTAAAAAACTTGCTGATGATACAGAAATGAAGCCAGGTGATAGATCAAGAAATATTGCTGCTTTGTTTGTTGAAAACCAAGAAGGTGAAAGATTTAAATATCCTTTCATTCACTTAGCAGGCGCAAGAGCTATGCAAAGACACGTTGCAAATGGTGGTGCTCCATATGATGCAATTGGTGAAAGCATTATTAAAATGAGTGAAGAGATTGCACAATTAAAAAGTTTCACAGGCTATGTTGTACGTAACGACTTAATGAACTCCGACACAAATTCAGTTGTTGAACGTAGCAAAGGCCAACTTGATTCCCTTAGAGAAAGAATTGCAAAAATGTCTAAACAGGCTCACTACGAATCATATGTAGAAAGTTTCCAGGCACCAGAGGCAATGGAAGTTCCAGATGATGTAATGGAGCAATTTAAAGATCAATTTACAGTAAGAAATTTTAAAGAAGATTTAACATCAGTATTTCCTGTACTATACAGACTAATGAAAGAAGATGAAATTGTAGGCTATGACGACATAGTCGAAATGACAAAAACTGAATCAGACAAGTATCATTGTAAGGATTGTGGAGATGTAATGCACAAACCTACAACCGATTGTGATCATGACTCACACGATGAGAATGGAGGACATTGGGTTGATGATAATGGTAACGGCATACATGACATGGATGAATCTAGTGATCCGTTTGCAGCATTTGAAAATTGGGCAATGGCATTAGGTGAAGATTCACCACTTACAGCAGGCAGCGACGAAGAAATTAAAGAGGCAGTTGCAAGTCTAAATGAATTAGTAAGCCAAGACTTTCCAGTAGGCGTAGATGGCACAAATGCTATTCAAAGTTTAAAAGGTATTATCGAAGACAACAGACTGTTTAACGATATTAAAATGAAGGCAAAGGAAGATCCAAACGGCGATGCTCGTCCACTTGTTAAAGCATGGGTAGAAGAACATGCACCTGAGCAACTAGAAGCATTAGACTTTGGTGATATGGTTGATGAGCCAGCAGTAAGTGCTGATCAAGCAGAGCCACAACAAGAAGGTTTTATGCCAGACGAGTTCGAAGGCGAGTTTGAATGGGAAGGAACAGGCGATGACGGCGAAATGACACCTTGCACTGTATCGTATAAAGCAAGTATTGAAGGCGATGACGGACCAGTAAGAATTGTAGTTGATCCTAAATCAATATCACTTGATTGCCAAATGGACGGTAACAGTAAATTAGGTTTTGATGCTGACATGGATCTTGAAATGCAAGACATGGACGAGTTAATGGCAGCATGTCAAGAGGACGCACAAGAAACATACGATAACGCAGATCATAAACAACACGAAGGAACACAAAAAGAAGGTAGAGTAAGTGATGCGTTAATTGGTGCTGAAGAAATTTTAGGTGACTTTACAGACGAAGATCACAAATTAAAAATGCCAAAAGACAAAGTTAAAGATGCAATTAGAAATGGCAAGTATGACGCAGCTGATGCTATGTTTGCAATTGATATGGTTGACACAGACTTTGATGACGAAGGCAATCATATTGAAAAACAAGATGAGCCAGATTTTGGCGAAGGCAACAAGTTTTCAGGCGCAATGGATAAAGCCAAAAAAGCTGGTAAAAAGTCTTTCGAAGTTGATGGCAAGTCATATGATATTAACGAAGTAGCACAATTTATTGTAAGCATGTACGATAGACAAAGTGGTACTTTTCCAAAAGGTCCAGAAGGTGTTGCTACTATGGTAGACAAGAAGTTCGGCGAACATGCAGGACAAGTTGCTCGTAAAATGGTAGAGCGTATGGCACCGGCACAAGAGCAAGGCGCAGAAGAAATCGAAGAACTCGAAAGAATCAAAACCTTAGCTGGTGCTTACTAAAAGACTTAAATAATACTCATTAACGGAGACTAATATGTTTAACTGGATTAAAAAGCTATTCACTTCATCAGAAGCTCCCAAAGCAGAACCTTTGGTACTAAAGAACGAAGTGAAAGAAAAGGCCCCAGCGAAAGCTAAGAAACTAACTAAAGCTGAGTTATCAAAAATGACAAAAGCTAAGTTAGAAGAAATAGGTAGAGACAACGGCATTGAATTAGATAGAAGGCTGACTAAAGCAAAGCTAGTTGCTCAATTGCACAAGGCACTATAACAACAAAAAGTTATAATCTAAGTAAGGAGGCTACGGTCTCCTTTCTTTTTGGCTGAATAAAACCACATTTAGTTAAAATAACAGTTGACAAGATAAATAAAGTTGCATATAATATAACATATGCTTAGGCATGAAAGTGAAAACATATAACAAGGCTATAGGAGGCACAAATGGCATCACTCGCAGAAATAAGGGCTAAACTACAAGAGTCCAACAATCGTAACACTGGAAATTCTTCCGGTGGAGACAACGCAATTTACCCACATTGGAATATGCAAGAAGGCAAAGAAGCAGTAATTCGTTTCTTACCTGACGCAGATCAATCTAATACGTTCTTTTGGGCAGAACGTGCAATGATTAAACTTCCGTTTGCTGGAGTAAAAGGCGACACTGACTCACGTCAGGTTATTGTACAAGTTCCATGTATGGAAATGTATAATGATGGAACACCATGTCCGATCTTATCAGAAGTTCGACCATGGTTTAAAGATAAATCTTTAGAAGATATGGGACGTAAGTATTGGAAAAAACGTTCGTATGTATTCCAAGGGTTTGTTACTGAAGACCCGCTAAACGAAGAAAGTTCTCCGGAAAACCCAATCCGTAGATTTATTATTGGACCACAGATCTTCCAGATCATTAAAGGTGCATTAATGGATCCTGAACTAGAAGAACTGCCAACAGATTATATGCGTGGCGTTGACTTTAGAGTTAAGAAAACTTCTAAAGGTGGCTATGCAGACTATTCTACATCATCTTGGTCACGTAAAGAACGTGCATTAGATGACGCTGAAAAGGCAGCAATCGAAACGCATGGTCTTTACAACATGTCAGATTTCCTTCCAAAGAAACCTGGTGAGGTTGAGTTAAAGGTTATGAAAGAGATGTTCGAAGCGTCAGTAGACGGTGAGGCATATGATATGGACCGTTGGGGTCAGTACTTTAAGCCAGCAGGTATGGCGTCACGTACTGGAGATCCTAACAAGGCATATACTCCAACAACACCAGCGGCTCCGGCAACACCGGCAGCAACTCCTGCAACTCCAGCACCTGAAGCGGCTCCGGCAGCACCAGCGGCTGAGCCAGTAGCAGAAGCGGCACCAGCAGGTGAAGGCGATGGTTCTAACAGAGCGCAAGACATTCTTGCAATGATTAGAAGTAGAAACGCTAGTAACTAATTGTGTATGTGGAAGTTCCGGCTAAAATCTCCGTTCGGTAACCAGCGAGATCTTCCACACCACACTTTAACACATAGGAAAGGTAATTATGGCGAAAGCATTTGATATAAGTAAATTCAGAAAGACAATCACTAAGAGCATTGACGGACTTGGTATTGGCTTTAATGATCCAACTGATTGGGTCAGCACAGGAAACTATGCACTAAACTATCTTGTAAGTGGTGACTTTAATAAAGGTGTTCCACTTGGTAAGGTAACAGTGTTTGCAGGTGAATCAGGTAGTGGTAAGAGTTACTTCTGTTCAGCAAACATTGTAAAGGCTGCACAAGAACAAGGCATCTTTGTAGTTCTTATTGACTCAGAGAACGCACTTGACGAAGCGTGGCTACAAGCACTTGACGTAGATACTTCAGAAGATAAACTACTTAAACTTAACATGTCAATGATTGATGACGTTGCTAAAACAGTATCAGAGTTCATGAAAGAATATCGTGATATGACTGAAGAAGAACGTCCTAAAGTATTATTTGTAATTGATTCGTTAGGTATGTTATTAACACCTACTGACGTTGACCAATTCCAAAAAGGTGATATGAAAGGTGACATGGGTCGTAAGCCTAAGGCATTGACTGCACTTGTTCGTAACACAGTTAACATGATTGGTAGTTACAATGTAGGTATGGTATGTACTAACCACACGTATGCATCACAGGATATGTTTGATCCAGATGATAAGATTAGCGGTGGACAAGGGTTTGTATATGCTTCTAGTATTGTTGTAGCTATTAAGAAACTTAAACTTAAAGTAGACGCAGACGGTAACAAAACTTCACAAGTACATGGTATTAGAGCAGCGTGTAAGGTAATGAAAACACGTTACAACAAACCATTTGAAAGTGTACAAGTTGAAATACCATACGAAACAGGCATGGATCCACACAGTGGGTTGATTGAATTGTTCGAAGCAAAAGGATATCTTAAAAAGTCAGGTAATAGACTTGAGTATACAAGTCCAGCAACTGGCGAAGTTATGCTAGAATATCGAAAAGCATGGACTGGAGATAAATTACAGATAATTATGGACGATATCATAAATACACCTGTAACAGAGACACCTGTCGAGGTCGACGAGGAAGTCTTCGAAGAACAACCAACTGAATAATGGAGTAGAAATCTATGCAATCTGATCTTATTGCTGACATTTGGAACGTAGTGTCAGAACATGTTCCTGAGAAGGAAAAACAAGAAGTAGCAAAAAACTTTGTTACTGCTTTAGTGGACCACGGAGTATCTGAAATTGCAATCAACGAACTCTTTGGTATTGACACATACTTGGATACTGCAATTGAGTATGTAACTGAAGACGAAGATGACGGCGACACTAATTACGATGAAGACGTCGAAGATGCAATTTGGGACGATGAGGATTAAATGAACTGGTACGATCAAGTTTCTAAAGATATTTCGAAGATACCTGCCGCTGTGCAGTACTACGAAGCAGAATTATTACAGGCTAAAAAAGAAACAAATGTTGTTGGACGTCTTGAAAAAGCATCAGCACAAATGCCTGCAATTGTAGAAACTAGATTTGGTCAGTTACAAGAGATCGAAGCAATACTCGAATATTTAAACATTGAGCTTCGCCGTTTACGTAGTACACACTTTAGAAAATATGTTGAAAATTATCAACGTCAATTAAGTTCTAGAGATGCTGAAAAATTTGTAGATGGCGAAGCTGATGTTGTAGACTTTGAAAAAATTATTAACGAGTTTGCATTATTACGTAATAAATGGCTAGGCATTATCAAAGGACTAGACATTAAACAATGGCAAGTATCTAATATCGTCAAACTAAGAACAGCTGGTTTGGACGACGCAACCATTTAATTTTCTTTACATAAACTGCGCATATAAATACTAGTATGAAAAGAATCGTACTAGTAACAGGCGGGTTTGATCCCTTACACAGTGGGCATATAGCCTATTTCAAAGCAGCCAAAGAACTTGGTAACGAGTTATGGGTTGGTGTTAACAGTGACGAATGGTTAACAAACAAAAAAGGCATGCCGTTTATGCCTGTACAAGAAAGAATTGCTATTATTAAAGAACTTGCTGTAGTAGACAATGTTATTACATTTGATGATGATAAGGAAGGATCTGCATGTGGTGCAATAGAAGTAGCACTTAAAACATCTGAAACAATGCATGACATGATAGTGTTTGCTAATGGCGGTGATAGAGGTGAAGGCAATTCACCAGAAGTAACAAAATTTGCTGACAACAAAAGAGTAGAATTTAAATTTGGTGTTGGCGGAACAGACAAAAAGAACAGTTCAAGTTGGATTTTAGGAGAATGGAAAACACCTAAAACAAAACGCAAATGGGGTTGGTATAGAGTATTAGATCATCAACCTGAAAACAATTTTAAAATTAAAGAATTAGTAATTGAGCCAGGTGCATGTCTTTCTGATCAAAGACACTTTCAAAGATCAGAACATTGGTATGTACTAAAAGGCAAAGTTAAAATGCAAACAGAGTGGAACAACATTAGTGATACTGTAGAGCTTTTACCCTTAACAAAAGGATATGATATTTCAGTAGGTACTTGGCATAAAGCAAGTAACCCCACAGATGATTTAACACACATACTAGAAGTTCAATACGGGGAAGCCTGTGTTGAAGAGGATATTGAAAGACGTGACTAATTGGATTTTTGTAAGCAAGGGTAAAAAAGACCCTTATATAAATCGCTTTGCTAGAGGATGTAATCAACCTGTTCAAGATTCAAACACGTTTGATTATGATGCTTCTGAAGATCCAATTGTATTACGAGGTATTCTAAAAAAGAAGTGGATGCATAGATGTTGGGAAGATGGCAGAGATTTTTATTATATGGATACAGGATACTTTGGTAATGAAGTAAGTCCTAGTAATCCTAATGGTTGGAAATTTTGGCATCGTATTGTAAAGAACAATCTACAACATAATAAACTAATTGACAGACCATCTCAGAGATTTGAAGGCTTCGGCAAAAAGTTTAGGCCATGGAATAAGAAAGGTAGAAAGATTCTTATTGCAGCACCAGACGAAAAGCCTATGAAGTTTTATGATCTTGATTTAGAAGAGTGGTTAGCAGAAACTGTTAATACACTAAAACAACACACTGACAGACCTATCGAAATTAGACAACGTAATAAACAAAGAGTAGATAGAATGCTACACAACACGCTAGAAGAAGCCTTAGACGACGATGTGTACGCTCTTGTTACATTTAATAGTAATGCAGCAGTTGAGAGTGTATTTCAGGGTATTCCGGTATTTACGTTAGCGCCTGTTAGTGCAGCAAACCCAGTCGGACTACAAGACTTATCATTAATAGAAAAACCGTATTATCCAAGCAGTGATAAATTATTTGCTTGGGGCTGTCATTTAGCAGCAGGTCAATTTCACGACAGTGAACTACGCACAGGAAAAGCAAGAGCGTATTTGGAGGAACAATGGACTTAAAAGTATTCGTAGGATACGATACTAGAGAAGATATTGCATATCAAGTTTGCAGACACAGTATCTTAACAAGAAATGAAAACGTATCAGTAACACCGTTAAAACAAAATGAATTAAGAGAACAAGGTTGGTATCATCGACCTGTAGATAAATTAGCGTCAACAGAATTTACATTTACACGCTTTTTAGTACCAGAGCTTACAAACTTTGATGGCTGGGCATTGTTTTGTGATAGCGACATTATCTTTTTAACAGACATAAAAGAACTATTTGATCAAGCAGATGACAAGTATGCAGTTATGTGTGTGCAACATGATTATACACCTAAGGAAGGTGTAAAAATGGACGGACAAAAACAAACTATATACCCACGTAAAAATTGGTCAAGTGTAATTTTATACAACTGTGGACATCCTAGTAACAAAAAGATTACTATGGATCTTGTAAATGACCCTGCTATTACAGGTGCATACTTACATAGATTTAGTTGGTTAGATGACAGTGAAATTGGTGAGCTAGGTAAAGAATGGAATTGGTTAGTTGACTGGTATGAAGAAACAGAAGATAGTAAACCAAAAGCAATTCATTATACAGAAGGCGGACCTTGGTTTGACAATTATCGTAGATGCACTTACCATAAACAATGGAAAAGAGAATTATTTGAGATGATGAAATTTAAGGTTAATCTTTAATGGACAAAATATCTCCTGAAGAAATATTGGTAGAAGGATCAGGCAACAAACTAACTGTTGAATCGTCTGAAACTGAAAAGCCAATGGTCATCAGAGGGGTAATCAAAAAACAACATGCTGATAACTGTGTAAAAGAGAACAGAGATTATTGGTATATTGATACTGGATACTTTGGAAACTTTCCTAGTCCAGGTAATAAAAAAGGTGGAAAGAAATGGCATCGTATTGTTAAAAACGAAAACCAACTTTCTACTTTTAGACCCAACATACCAAACGATAGATGGAACATGTTAGTTGAAGATGATCCAAGACTAGTGTGGAAAGGATGGAAAAATTACGATAAGAAAATTCTTTTAGTAATGCCTAATCCTAAAGCATGTGTTTGGTATGACATTGATTACGATAAATGGGTCAAACAAACTACAAAGACTATTAAAAAATACTGCGACTTACCTATTGAAGTAAGAGTAAAAGGTTCACGTACAGAACGTAACTTTGAATATTCAATATATGACGCATTTGAAACTGGTGTGTATGCTACTGTCGCAATGAATAGCATGGCAGCACTAGAATCAGTACTATACGGTGTACCAGCATTTGTAAGTGTTCCTTGTGCAGCATCACCGTTAGCCTCAACCGATCTGAGTCAGCTTAGTAATCCTTACAAACCTGAAGCAGATAAAATATTACAGCACTGTCATAGTTTAGCCTATGGACAATTTACATTTGATGAAGTAGAACAGGGCCGTGCATATAAACTAGTGGAGAAATACTCTTAATGAAACTATTAATGAATGACAAAGAGATTGCAAACTATTTGTTATCGCTAGTGCCTGTTCCACAAGAACTTTACAAGTTTAATATTCAAGACAGGTATACAGCAACATACATTCAAGACCATATTAGTAAAAGAGCTAAATGGAAAGATCCTAGACGTGAACTTGATAAAGAAGAAAAGAAAAAGTTCAAAGATAAATTGTTTAAGGCTGTGCGTAGAGATTTAGATGAGTGGGTAGACGTAGTTAATACCAACAAAGGTCACATACGTAATGCTTACTTTGATGCTATTCATAATAACATAGAATATTTTATTGATGCGTTTGGTATTGAAAATATATTTGAATCGTATAAAAAGGCTCGTTATAAAAACTTTGTAAAAGGTACAGGGCAATGGGTAGGCGATGGTAAAGATAATACTTACGTTCGTAGAAGAGATTTTAACAGTTTAGAAGAAGATTGTTTAATTAGAAACACTGTAGGTAACGAAGATTTACTTGTTGGAAAAATTGATAACAATTATCCTTTTTGGTTTATTGATAGTGGGTACACTAACTTTTTAGAAACAAGCAAAGTATGGCATAGAGTTGTACGTAGTCATTTGCACTACGGTAAGTCATTTGATGCGCCAGCAGATAGATTAGGTAATTTTAAGACGTTTCCTAATCCTTGGAGAAAGGACGGAGAAATTATTTACGTAATCGAACCTGGTCCTTTTGCAGCAAGTATTATGCACGTAGATCTAAAGACATGGAAGTATGATGTAGCAAAAGAGTTACGCAAGTATACAGACAAACGTATTAGATTTAGAAAGAAAGCACCTAAAAAGAAGAGAAGTAATTTACATAAAGAGCTCTTAAATGACGATTATTACTGTGTAGTGAACATCAATAGTAACGCAGCAACTGAAGCAATATGGGCTGGCGTACCTGCAATTACACTAGATAGACACATTACTAATCCAGTTACAAGAAACAAACTTTCAGATATTAATGATTTATATCGAGGTAACTTAGGTTCTTGGTTATGTATGCTTTCATACTCTCAATACACAAAAGAAGAGCTTATGAATGGTGTAGCAATTAAGAATGTAAAGAGATTACCATGACAGTAGCAGTAGCATATTACGGAGGTATTCCACCGCATAATAATAATCTAGAGAAACCTATGATCCTAGATAATTTTTTAACTGGAGTACGAAATTCTGGCGATACTGCTATTGCACAAACAGCAATGCAAGTTGTACCAAATGCTGATGTTGCACTTATACAAGGCTTTGTACACGAGCATGGAAAAACTGCACCTCATTTAGTTTTAAGAAGAAATGCAGTTGAACAACAAATTAATAACGGTAAAAAAGCATTAATTGTAGACAGTAACTTATTCTTAGCATATGATAGCGGAAATGTAAATCGTTATTTAAGATATAGTTTCAATGGTGTGTTTCCTACAACAGGATTTTACTTTGATACAGATGTTGATCCTAACAGATGGACAAAAATTAGTAGCAAACTAGGTATACAAATGAAGCCATGGAGAACAAGTGGTAATCATATTCTAGTTTGTTTGCAACGTAACGGTGGTTGGAGTATGCGTGGGTATAACAGCGTACAATGGGCAAACGATACTATTGCAACACTAAGAGAGATTACGGATAGACCAATAATTGTTAGAGGTCATCCAGGAGATAAAAAGACTAGATACTTCCCACAACACAAAGACGTATTTTTAAGCAGTAACCCCAGTATATTACAAGATTTACAAGGTGCTTGGGCAACTGTGCTATATAATAGTAGTCCGAGTGTAGTTAGTGCTATCGAAGGCGTGCCTGTGTTCTTAACAGACCCACAACCTGAACACAGTCAAAGTCACGAAGTATCTAATACAAAAATAAAAAGAATAAACGATCCTAAACTTTTTGATAGAGAAGATTGGGTGCAAAAGTTAGCAATGTGTCATTGGAACTTTGAAGAATTAGCCTCAGGTGAGGCATGGCGACACTTTAGGAGATACTTATGATACAGTTAGACAACGGCTGGTACATGCCAGACAACGAAGTTAAAATGACAAGACATATTCAAGAAGATACCGACATGTCTAACCCTAATTATGAAAGAAAAATTAGACAAAGGATCATTGATACTATACCTTTGAAGCAAACATTTGTAGATGTAGGAGCAAATGTAGGTGTTTGGTCAATGGATATGAAAAAACATTTTAAGAAAGTTGTATCTTATGAGCCTAGTACAAGAGTTCATGAATGTTTAATAAAAAATATAGGTGATGCTGCAAATGTTGAAGTTAGAGATTCAGCACTTGGTGATAAAGAAGTCGTTGTACAGTTTCATGACGGTATTAAGAACTGCGGAGACAGTAAAATTGCAATGTGGGAGTCACCTGACTTTTATACAGTGCAAGTAAAGAGATTAGATGACGAAAATCTTAAAAATATTTCATTAATTAAAATTGATGTACAAGGTTATGAACTTCCTGCAATTTTAGGCATGGAAAAGGTTATAGAAGAACAAAATCCTTGGGTATGTTTTGAAATTAATAACGATGTAGACACAGCAGTTGACTTTTTTATGAAAAGAAATTATGATCAAGTATACATGAAGTCAAAAAGGGTTATGATTATGGCTCCTAAGTCAGGATTTATGGCTCCTGCTAAAAATCACATGGGTAGATACCTAGGCGATGGACCGTATGAAAAATTTAGTGGTAAAAGTGGCAAGGTAATACCTTTACAGCAAGGAAGATGACGTGTCTAAAGCAACAAAAAGAATTTTAAAGAGTGCAGTTAAGACACCTTTTGTTGATTGCTTAGTTATAGGGCAAGGACTTGGTGTATTTGACGAATTATTTGATTTATTTGGCACTGTTTTTGTATATGACAAAGGTGCACCAAGAGTAAGACGTGCAAATGTTGTATATAAGTCAAAATTAAAGGATTGTTTTGTTCCAACTATAACAACAATCTTTATAGATAGAGATTTATTAAAAGTGTTGGACCATATGGGTTCAATTTTAAGTAATCCAAGTCCAGATGTTTTCATTGAAGACGAGAAAGTGATAGATAGAGTACAAAGTGCTAATCTTTATAGACATAAGTACAATGCAGTTGCACAGGCTGGCACTTTTCACGTTTGGACTTGCAAGAAAAACGGAGATTTTTTCCAATGACAATTAGTGTAGTAACAACATTCCACGCAAAAGGCTTACAACAGTACGGACAACGCATGATCGACAGTTTTATCGATAATTGGCCAGAAGAAGTGAAGCTACATGTATACGCAGAAGACTGTAATCCGCGAATTAAGGACCATAATAGAGTTGTATTGTACGATTTACACTCGTCAGTACCAGAACTTGTAGCATTTAAGAATACATGGAAAGATGTACCTAAAGCAAACGGAGATGTTAGCGGAGATCCTATAAGAAGTAAAAGAAGAGACTCAGGTAAAGGATTTAAATGGGACGCAATTCGCTTTGCACACAAAGTTTACAGTATTTTTCACTGTGCAAAAGTGTGTGACACACAAAGATTAATGTGGATGGATGCTGATACGTTTTGTCATAGCCCAATTACGTATCAAAGACTAAATGAACTAACACCTCCTAACTTTGATGTGTGTTTTCTTGGTAGAAAAGGCAAATTTAGTGAGTGCGGACTTTATTCTCTTACACTAGGTAACAAACAAACCAAAAGATTTATGAAAGAGTTTCAACGTGTTTACGATGAAGCAGAAAATGAAGGTATTTTTCAAATGGCAGAATGGCACGACAGTTTTGTATTTGATGTTGTTCGTCAAAGAGTTAAAATGCACGAATGGGATTGGGCAGCAGGACTTGTTACTGGTGAAGGACACCCACTAATTAACTCAATGTGGGGAGCATACCTTGATCATCTTAAAGGAGGTCGTAAGGCTCTTGGAAAAAGCAAACGTACAGACTTACTTGTACCAAGAACGGAACCATACTGGAACCAATAATGAAATTCAAACTGTGGAAGCAACATGGCGCACTTAACTCTAAACCTATTTTTGCTGCTTTTGAACGTAGCATTGTATCTTGTGGGCATAGTGTTACTGACTCCGATACTGATAGTGACGTTAATGTTATTTGGAGCGTATTGTTTAATGGAAGAATGGCGCCTAACAAAGCAGTCTGGGAGCAAAAGAAGCCAACAATAGTATTAGAAGTAGGTGGAATTAAAAGAGGAACCACCTGGAAGGTAGGAATTAATGGAATCAATAGGGACGGTTATTTTGGTCCTGGTAATAATGATAATAGTCGTAGCAGGAATCTTGGGCTATTTTTAAAACCTTGGCGTAAAGAAGGCAAATACATTTTATTATGTGGACAGCATGATAAAAGTTTGCAATGGAAAGACATGCCTCGCATGAGTCAGTGGGTAATAGACATTGTAACTGAAATTAGAAAGTATTCAGATAGAATGATTAAGTTTAGACCGCATCCAAGGTGCCGTTTAGACTCAATTGAAGCATACCTCCCCAACGTACTTAGGCAAGAGCCCGTTCAATTGATCGGTACGTATGATGATTTCGACATGTCATTCGAAGATGTTTGGGCCACTATAAGCTGGTCAAGCAATCCAGGTATTCATAGCGTCATAAATGGTGTTCCTGCATATACAGGCCCATCAAGTTTAGCATACGATGTTAGTATGCAAGACTTATCTACAATCGAAGATCCTATTTTGCCAGACAGAGAGCAATGGCTAAATGATTATGCATGGACTGAGTTTACTGTCGAAGAAATAGAACAAGGTCTACCACTAAAAAGATTAGAAAATTACCTAAAAACGCAAATTAACTCTTGATCTCTGCGGCATTCTATTATATAATAGTAGTATGAGATATCACACTTTTACAGAAGATCTATTCATAGATTTCTTGGACACGCTTGAGAGAAAATATTACTCAATGCAATACCAAGACCGTTCTGCTGCTCATAGTTTTTATGATTCTATACATCAAGGAAAACAATTGACTGAGAAACAGGCCCAATATGTACTAAAGTTACTGTTCAAGTACCGTAAAGCAGTTGCAGATGAAATTGATTATAGAGATCATATGGAGATGCCTCAGTGGAAACAACCTTTCCGTGTTGTTGATATGTCTAAGAAAGTATGGATTGAAGAAATTAATAAAAAGCATATGATTGTGCTAAAATTTCCGTTTCATTTTAAAACAGAATTTGATGAGTTTATCAAAGAAGTTCGGTATGACATGGATAATGAGAATCGATGGGACGGAGAAAGAAAAGTTAGAACACTTTCTTTGTATGGTTACAATCTTGTATTACTCAAAGAATTTTTAAAAGTTAATGATTTTGAAATTGACCATGAATTTAATGATGTTGTTGAACGTGTAGAAGAAATTTATTGGGATGTAAAGGAGTACAGCAAACTTAGTAAAATTATTGAAGGTTCAGTTGAATTAAAAAACGCTAGTGACAGTGCCAAAGTATATTTTAGAAAACATAAGACTGGTAAAATAAACTCTGACTTAGTGTTAGCAAAATCTATGGGTCATATCTTTGGTGGTAAAAATAAAAACATTAACTCATGGAATAAAAAGATTGCAAGTGAAACAGGAAATCACTTTTGGATTAAAGATTTGAGTGATTTTATCAAATTGGGTTATTCTGTTGATGGCAGAATTGCAATTATCCTTGATCGAACAGGTGATGTAAATAGTTGGTTATATACATTATGCGATACTATTGATAATTGCGGGTTTGATAGGAGTGATTTTAGAGTATGCTTCAGAGCCAATAAACATGCAGATGGTGATCATTTGAATACATGGGTTAGAGAACAAGGATTTGGAGGAAAAATTGAAGGTGCTAAGTTTTTAATTTTTAATCAAAAACCTGCAAAGTGGTTGTTCAAAGACGAAAAAGATGTTACAATACTAGCAAGTAATAATTTATTTGCAACAGGTACTAGTATGATGAGAAACTTATTTAAAAATCACCCGTGTATTGTATACATCGGCGATATCGAACCAACAATTCAGGAGCCTTTAATTGAACTGTAAACTTGTTATTAAAGATGAAGTAAACATTAAACTGGAAGGTCTTGATGTTGCAACACGTCGAAAGATTGCAAACAAGCTCAAGTATGATTTACCGTATGCAAGGCACATGCCAGCATATAAATTAGGTAGATGGGATGGAACTGTTAGTTTCTTTGGTATTGGTGGTACAGGGTATGTTGCACACTTAGATGTTATTTTACCTGTTATTGACGAGTCTGGGTATGAGATAGAAGTTATTGATCAGCGTCAAACTACAGACTTAAAATTTGACAAAATTACAGAAAACTACTGGGCTGACAAAGGTAAAGTTTGGCCTAAAGGACATCAGCTCGAAGGACAACCAATTGTTCTAAGAGATTATCAATATGATGTTGTTAATAAATTTTTAGATAACCCACAAAGTTTACAAGAAGTAGCAACAGGTGCAGGTAAAACAATTACTACTGCAACACTTAGTCATTTGTGTGAGCCATATGGACGTACAATTGTAATTGTACCTAATAAAAGTCTTGTTGTACAAACAGAAGAAGATTATATTAACTTAGGACTTGATGTAGGTGTATACTTCGGAGACAGAAAAGAACTAGGAAAAACACATACAGTATGTACATGGCAAAGTCTTAATGTTTTAGATAAAAAAGGCAAATATGACGAAGCTCTTACACTTGCAGAATTTTTAGAAGGCGTTAATGCAGTTATTATTGACGAAGTGCATCAAGCAAAAGCAGATGTACTTAAAAAACTGTTAACAATCAATTTAAAAAATGCTCCTATACGTTGGGGACTAACAGGAACTGTACCTAAACAAGCATGGGAATTTCAAGGTATACTTGCAGGCATTGGTCCTGTTATTAATCAAGTTACTGCCCACGATTTACAAGAAAAGGATGTACTTGCAAAACTAGATATACAAATTTTACAGACAAAAAACATTGAAGAATTTAGAAACTATCAAGAAGAATATACTTGGTTAGTTACAGACCCAGATAGAATATCGTGGATGTCTTCTAAGATAAAAGAATTTTCGTTAACAGGTAATACACTGGTGCTAGTAAACAGAATTGATACAGGTAAAAAAATTATGGAACAAATACCTGAAGCAGTTTTTGTTGCTGGTGAAATGAAACTTGCTGATAGAAAGGAAGAGTATGACGAAATTAAAACATCTGATGGAAAGGTTATCATTGCTACATATGGTGTGGCTGCTGTCGGGATTAATATCCCTAGGATATTTAATTTGGTGCTTATTGAACCTGGTAAAAGTTTTGTTAGGGTAATTCAAAGTATCGGTAGAGGCATACGTAAGGCAGAAGATAAAGATTTTGTACAAATATGGGATATTACGTCAACATGTAAATATGCAAAACGTCACTTAACAGAACGTAAGAAGTTTTACAGAGAAGCGAAATATCCTTTCCAAATAACTAAAATAGACACATGAATGAAGTAAAAAATTATAAGGAAGCAACGCCAGAGCAAATACAAAAATGGCACGAAACAGAAGGTAAATGGTGGGCTGACAGAAGCCTATCAATAGTGACAATAGCATCTATAATGCAGTTTGGTAGTATAGGTTTTATGCTGTTGTCTTTTTATATCATAGGCAAAATATTTTAAGGCATGACATCAAATTGTATTACACATCAAGAACTAGCACGGTTGGATAACGGAGAAGATGTATATGGCACTTACGAAGAAGTAGAGGCATATGCAGAAAAGTCGGACACATGGGTTATTAGATATTATGACCATGTTAATCCTAGCACAGTTTACAATACTTTTAAATGGGTAGGTAAAGGATTGTCAGACCCATTTAGCGTAAGTGTTCCTTTTGATTATCGAGAAAGTAGAGCAAAAGGCACATTCAATACTAGAGGGGTAAATTTAGACAAATGGTAGGTAGTATTGAAAATAAAATATTAAAGTTAAAAGAAAGCATAGAAGTATGCAAAGCAGAGAAAGTTAATTATAAGATTATCGAAAGATTACAACAACGCCTAAAGGAATTAGAAGATAAGATTTCTTGACAAATCGCATGTAATCGTATATAATCGTATATACAAATAAGGAAAAATAAATGAGTAGAATTTTGACATTAGATAACAAGGCGTTCAATTTAAATGAACTACCCGAAGAAGTGGAAGAGGACGCAAGATTTAGTGTGCTTGATAATAGTGAACCAGGCAATCCAGATTTCTTCTTCATGCCACTTATATTTTTAGAAAGTTTTAATAGTCCAGCAATCTTAATGAATATTGGAGGATATGAAATACAAATGCCGCTAGATTGGTGTATGTTAATTGGAGATAGCGATTGTGCTACAGATCCAGAAGTATTACCGTTAACTAGTATTAACGAAAGAGGATTTGAAGCATTCTGTATGAATCCAATTAAAGGTTATAGGGCTGATTTTCAACCAGTAGAAATAGTAAACATCTACCAAGACGTAAGATGGTTTTTTCCAAAGATGAAAAACGGACAACTATTATCAGTTCCATTGCATGACGGTGATAATCCGCCATGTGTTTACTTTGTTAAAGAAATTAGTAGACAGTCAGAACAAGTCGAATTGGCTAACTTACTCTGATAATTAAGTATGTATATTAAAATATCTAGGAGTATAAAATGGGTATCAAAGCAGGAAAGATTTGGGGTAACACAGAACTAGTACATGCAAATGGTGTACTAGAGTTTCACCGCATTGAGTATAATAAAGGTTTCAAATGTTCTGAACACGAACATCAATTTAAATGGAATGGCTTCTTTGTTGAGTCGGGCAAAATGTTAATTCGTGTTTGGCAGGACGGAGAACAAAAAGGACTAGTTGATGAAACTATCCTTGAAGCAGGCGACTTTACACAAGTTAAGCCTGGTAAGATCCATCAGTTCGAAGGACTCGAAGATGGTGTAGCGTTTGAGCTATATTGGGCAGAGTTCAATCATGACGACATTGTGCGTAGAACTGTTGGAACTAAAACATAATGCAGAAACTTGGTATTGTATCAACGTTTAGTGACAAAGGGTATCACGAATATGGAAAACACTTTGTAGAAAGTGTAAGAAAATTTGTTTCACCTAATATCACTGTTTACATCTATGTAGACAACATTGAAATTGAAAATCCACCACCTAACTTTGTTATTAGAAAGTTAGAGCCGTCAGTACCAGAACTTACAGAATTTAAAAAACGTAATGCACACAGAGTGCCTGGTAAGTTTATATATGACGGTGTAAGGTTTAGTCACAAGAGTTATTGTATTTGGCATTGTGCAAATAATGCTGATGTAGATACACTATACTGGATTGACAGCGATGCCGAGATTTACAATAGTATTACCGAAGAATATCTTAAAGGATTTTTACCTGAGGGATTATTCACAAGTTACTTAGGAAGACCTCATTATACAGAAACAGGTTTTCTTGCGTTTGACTTGAACCACAAACATGCTAAAGAATTTTTTGATGTGTGGAAGGAATACTATACGCACGATACAATTTATGATCTAGCAGGGCAATTAGATTGCCATGCATTTGATGCTGCAAGAGAAAGACTTGAGAAAGAAGGCAAGATACACAACTATGATATTGCACGTATACGCTTTCCTGGTCTTGGCAAAAATCATTTTAATGCAGCTCTTGAACATCACATTATACACTACAAAGGAGATCGTAAGTTGAAAAGGGACGAGCAATTAGCTCGAGCAATAAAACGTATGAAGAAAGGAAAAAGGTGATTAAATTGGCAACAAAAGGACTCAATGGACTTAAGAATAAAAAAGAAAAAGAGTTCATTCAAGACATGGTTAGTAACAGAAGTGCTAACGTAAGAGAAGAATCTCATTACGTAGTAGATATGTACGAAAATGGTGAACTAGTTGAAAGCAGACCCATTGTTGGACATAGCAAAGCATATGCTAACGACTGTGCAAGAAATTGGAATAGTGGCGTAATTAAAAGATGAAAATTTTACTAACTGGACACAAAGGTTTTATAGGTAGTCATTACTACGACTATGTTAAAGATTCACATGACGTAACTGCTTATGATCTAGTGAACGAACAAGACCTTTGTAAGACAGAAATAGTAGATCAAATGCCACAGGGTGATGTAGTAGTGCATATGGCAGCAACTAATGGAACACGTTTATTTTACGAAACTCCTACACAAGTTGCATTTAATAATACACTACCAACATTTAATTTAATTAAAAAATATCAAAACACAGACACAAAATTTGTATTCACAAGTACTTGTGAAATATTTAACGGTGCAATAGATAAAGGTATATATGGCGTGCCAACAGATGAAAATGTTCCTATACATTTTGAGGACATTATAAATCCACGTTGGAGTTACAGTATACCTAAAGCACTGGGTGAAAACTTAGTAGCAAATGCAGGACTTGAATATCTTATTATTAGATACTTCAATGTTTACGGACCAAGACAGAAAGATCATTTTATCAGTGAGTTCGTAGAGCGAGTAGCAAAAGGTGAATACTTTATTAAGGGCGATGACACACGCAGTTTCTGTTATATAGACGATGCAGTAAAACTAACACACGAACTTGTAAAAAATACAAGCAACGAAATTGTAAACGTAGGCAGAGAAGAAGAAAGTCAAATATCAGATGTAGCAAAATGCATCATGGATATTATGGGTGTAGACCCAACTAAACTAGAGATATTACCTGGACTAAAAGGCAGTGCAAAACGCCGTTGTCCTGATACAAAGAAACTTTTATCAATTACCGAACCTTTTGAGTATACACCACTCAGGGAAGGATTAAAACTAACAGTGGAGTCACTATTATGAAACTAGGAATCATTGGACTTGGTACAGTAGG